GTTCTTTTTGTTATCACTTAAATATGTTGGACGTAAATGTTCCGGATGCTGAATAACTTGTTGGAAAAATGCTTCTGGTCCATACCACATGTTATTATCCTTAGCAAATTTGTATAATTTTTTCCAATGCGGCAAAGTAAAATTACTCCACGTAGGAGTAAGGTTATGAAAAGAATCTGGAAAGTCTTTTTTTAGTTGTTTAATATTTTTTTCTATATTTGTCCAATTACTATTAAGCCTTACAGCATCATTAATTTCTCCAAACCCGTCTACACTATAACACCAATTAACCGTTTTAAATCTTTTTAATTCATTTACAAATTCTTGTTTGTATAAACTAGCATTTGTTACTATTAATATTTTTACAGTATCAGGAAGCTCCTTAAGAAATGGTATATATTCTTTAATCATAAATGGCTCGCCTCCTAATAAAGTTAATCTTTGCAATGATTTTGCTTGACGAGTAAACTTTGCCATTGTTTCTTTTGAGTCTATCCACTTTGGATCTTTTGATGTCCAATTCGTAGGAAGAAAATTAAAATTTTTAGATAAATCATAAATGCCTGAACTACTTGTAGGTGTACAAATAATACAAGCAAGATTACACAAATTTTTTAAACTTACTTGGCTTTGTAATATGTTAGGTTGAGATATTAAAGGATTATAGCCAGGATAGTTCTCCTTTATCTGTTCTACACGTAAACTAAAATTTGTATTTCTTTCTTTTGTCATACAAATTTTACAAGCTTCAGGCCAAAGATTTTGGGTAAAAATTTTTTTTTGCTCTGCTTGCCAACGTCTCAATTTTTTTATACTTTTAAATCTATAATCAGTTGTCCAACAACAACCATAAAAAGTACCATCTACTTCTACGTTGACTTCATAATCTAGTACTGGACACCCTTGAGATACCGGAGGAATTGTATACGTTTTTTTTATCATTCTACATACCTATTTTTTGTCATCTTTACTGTGTTAGTATTTAAGTTTGTAGATATGTGTTTGTTTTCCCAACGCTGACGTCTACTTTTTATACATGTATTTGTACAAATAGGATTACAGTCTGTGGGCAAGTTGCCTCCATGGTTTCTATTTGTCCAGCTTGATGTCAAATCATTAGAGAAAAATTTTCCATTTACAATATCATTTATTTCATTATAATATGCGTTATTCCAATTTTTACCATAAGCATTTTCATACCTAGCTGTATGCTCTGGAAAATGTACAACTTGATAGCGTACATTGTATAAGAAACAGCAAGGAAAAATTTCTCCTGTGTGGGCTACAAAATATGCTTTTTCGTCATTTGAGGTTTTACAATAGATGTCTCCATTGTGATATTTTTCATCGCTCATACTGTGGACATATCTATCCCAATTCCATTGTGACCGTTTCTTTTCTAATTCTGTTCTTTCATATAACTTATCTAGCTCTCTATTGTCCAAGCAGGTATCAGGGCGTTCTTTGAATCTTGTGAATCCAATTTGTTTAGCAAGATCTTTGGCTTCTTCAATTTGATGCTCATTCCAAGGAAAAACAACCCACTGCCATTGTGGACGGCCTCCGGCTTTGACAAACGCTTTTGCGTTTTCCATAATCTTGTCAAAGTCTGTTCCTCTACGATATATTGGGTTAGTGTCCTTTAAACCATCAACACTGAAGTTCAATGTATACCTACTGCCTTGTAGTATTGTTGCCATTTCGGCCCAGTACTCTGGTTTACGCAAACTACCGTTTGTGTGTATAACTATACTCTTATCAGTATTATACACTATGTGACGTAGCATGTCAAGAAAGTCAGGATGCATAGGCGGATCGTCAATACTACCACAAAACTGTATTTCTTCTATATCTTTGAAAAAATCAGCATCAACAATTTTTTTGAAAATATCAATGTGTAAAAAAATGTTTTTTTTAATAACAGGATTTAGTTTTAGTTCATCAAGTGGATCAGCACGACTACACCCAATACAATTGGCATTACAATTACTACTAATTTCAAATTGTAATACTTTTGGTTTATCTAAATAGTGCATTTGTCAATCTCAATATCACTTCCACAAGTACATTCTTTGTAAGCACAAATAATTGGTTCATTTAAAAGATTTACTTTTTCTGGTGATGTTTTTATATTGCCCATACTTACCTTATTGTTACAAGCATTAGCAGGAACAACATCACCGTTTGCTTTTATAACTACTAAATCTCTGCCAATATTACATGCCCATCCTTCGAAACGGTTTTTACCTGCTTGTATTAAATCATGATTGTTTTCTTGTGTAATAGAACCGTCGTCATAATAACAGTTGATGCCTAAACTGGTTTTGTTGCGTTTTGTGCTGGGCCTATTAGCAGTGCTGCGATGTGCTTCAGCCATCCACTGTCTTTGCTCATCAGTGTAGGGCATCCAGTCTCGCTGTCCAAATTCAATTTGTAGCTTTTTTATCTGTATGGGCACCACAGTGTTGTCTCGCAGTTTTTCGTATATACCAACACACTTGTCCCACGCATTGATATCCATTAGCATTTGAATGTTGGTTTGACAATCCTGTTGTATTGTATTCACAACTTCAATGGTGTGATCTACATCAGCTTCTTGATGGTGATAGCTAATGCTTACTTTATCCAAGTATGGCTTGGTTCTGTTCCACCATTTGATTGTTCTACTGCCGTTGGTTAGAATGTTTACTACACTATTAGGATCAACTGACTTAATGATTTCACTGAGCTTTGTAAAGTTCTTCCACACTGTAGGCTCGCCGCCTAGTATAGTATATATTCTATGATCATGTGTGCTTTGTTCTGTGATACGCCGTACTACAGTTTCACACTGTTCAATATCAGGCCAATACAAATCGCCACCATTGCTGTCCGGTGTACAGTATGTACATTTGAAATTACACACATTGCTGAGTATCCAGTCTACTACCAGTATGTTGTTTCTTGTTTTTATTTTGTATAAGTTTGCCATAATAATTCAAATCTTTTCCAATCGTCAGGATAATCAATGTCCAAACTTGCCATCCATGATGATTTGTAGAATCCTATTTTACCCGGTAGTCTATTTCCAGTTTGTACAAAATCTTTGTGCCGACTTACAAACACTGCTGAATTTATTTCGTACACAGATTCTAGTGTTTGTGTCAACGGCCAATATCCTACAGCATTAGGATCGTAATTCAATGGCTCTCCATCTTTCCATAAAAAATTTTTAATTTCATTTGCTGTCGCTACACTATCGTATTCAGAGTCAGCGTAAAATTCTAACAAGTCGTCAATGTCATGTTCAGTAAAGAACGGTGCTGTAGCAAAAACCATTGCTATGTTATCTGCTGGTATGTTTGTTACTTGTTGAGACAGATGTTTTACCCACACATCTCCCGGACAAGTACCGGCATACTGTGTATCTCTTTTGTGTAAATGTACTTTTTTATCTCCAGGAAGTTTTGAAACTATATCTAAAACTTCGTTACTTTCACTACTAACAAATATTTCTGAGATGTGTTGACTTTTTTGTAATTGTTCTATTTTTATTTCGGTAATTCCATAAAGATACTTTCCCACTGGACGCAGATTCTTGCGTGGCACTCTTTCGCTGTTTCCTTTTATAGGTAGTATAGCAAGTGTGTTCATAATAATTCTTCTGCCCATGGATATGCTGCTAAAAACTCTACATTACATCTATAGTCCCAAATGTCCTTGCTGTAATGTTGTAGTAGACTGCGTTCAGTTGTACTTATTTGTCTGTGTTCGTACATGGTTTTAGTCTGGAATGTTCTCCAATTAGTATTCACATCAATAAATTCTACAGCAGCAAATTGTTTGTAAAATTCTGTTCTAGCATCTAGCGGAATCAATCTAAAGTCCAAGAAACTAGGATAGTCAACTTCATTATAACTTACTCTTGCTTGGGGAAACTGATTAGCCCAAGCAAAAAACTCTGGCATGTTGTGATATGTAAGCATACTCACAGCAGGTGTAAGTCCTACCATACAACGGCTGTTGTACATTCTAACAAAATTGCGTTCAATGGTTTGCCAACGAGCAGGGTACCGCTGATACTCCAATGCTGCTCCTACAGCGTCAATACTACACATTAGCTCTACATGCCGAAACTTTTCTAATGTTTGTAATATGCGAGTTTTGGCACTGGTACAGTTGGTTATGAATTCTATTTCAAGATCAGTTTTGCCTCGCTCTACCAACTTGTACAAAAATTCTTCTACTTCCGGCATGATAAAAGGCTCACCGCCAGCAAATCTCAGCGTTTGTAAGTCTGGTAAATCCAGCACTAAATCCAGCAAGCGTCCTACATCTGTGTCCACGGTGCTGGGTATGCTACGAAGCAAGTCATTGTCCACACCATTAGCTTTTAATTCCAGTGCTAGGTTTGCTATTTGGTCACTGAAACCTCCGCTACACATTTTACACTGTAAATTACACTTGTTGCTGAGTCTTAGATCCAAGTGTCTTATGCTTTGATCAGTGCTGCCGTACTGTTGATTAACTCTGTGGCGTTTGCTTTCTCTGCCGTTGCGTTCGTTGTGCCAGCAACTTTCACATGCTGTGTTTTCTATGCTTGATTCTAAATCTTTGCGTACAGTGTTCAGCCATGAATTTGATTTGTACCAAGCATTCATATCGTCAACTGTGTTCCAGTCTACCCTTATGTCACGCTTTTGTATACAGCAATGTCCTACTCTGCCTGTGGTGTCTATATTAAAGCCGTTGTTGGTCAGTGTACAAAATTTATTCATAACTGCCCTCTAGCCACAAATCGTTATTCAGTAGTTTTTGATATATTGGCTCAAGATCTACTTCTATTGAGGTTCTATCTTTTCGAAAGTTTTGTTGTTTTACTCTACATTTATCAAACACTGTACCAATATCGTCTGTTTTATTAATTTCAACACTTGGTCTTATAATTTCTGCGTTCCAACAATTGTGATTGTTTATAAATTCCAACTTTTTTCCAAACTTTAAAAACAATAAATTTTGAAATTTAATTTGATTGTCGCCTATTAAGTCGTATAAAGCAAGTTTATCTTTTGTAAACAAATCAAAAAAAGTTTTTTCAACATCAGGAAACCATTGTGATATAATATTTTGTTTATGAACATACAGATAATCTGCTATCAACGGCTTACTAAATCTTACACTTAATATATGAGACATAACTTGTGTACTAATATTTTCTAAATCGTTAGCACTATAATTTATAATATCTAAACATCTTTGTAAATCACCAGACTGAAAATAAAATAAACAATCTGGTCTTGTTTGTAAAATTAAATCATATTCGCTGTCTATTAAACTATAACCTCTTGCTGCTCCCCAGTGCTGTGACATAAAATGTAATGCATGTAATCTACGTTTATAATCAAATTTTTTTGAAGATCCGCCATATAGAAGATTAGGAGCATGTGTATCAATATTTAAAATATTTTTAAAAGTTTTGTCTTTGGCATTTTCTTTTATTATATTATTAACAGTATTCAAAAATTTACTAGTTCCCTCAATAATATATTTTTTTGGCTTCCAATATTTTAAATAATTTTCATGTATGTAATTTAAATCTTGAATTTCAACATCATATAGATTTTGTGGCCTGTTCTTTGCATCTGTAGCATCGCATATCGTTTCTGTGTTTGTGGTATGAATAAAAACATCAAATTGGTGTTGCGGATTTTCGTCAACAACAAAGCGTTGAAATAATTCTGATCCTAATTGAGCACATCTAGCTTGTCCTCTTAACACTACAGCAATTTTCATTTTACTATCTCAAACTTGTATCTGTCTATTAAAGATTCGTGGCAATAATGTGTTTCATAACTATGAGGACAAAATGGATTAACTACTCTAGTGTAATTTTTTGTTTTTAAATATTCACTTATCTCATCAACTTCTTCTTCGGCTGTTTCGATACTTATTAATCCAACAACATAGTTATCCCATGGCCATGCTTTTAATATTTCAAATTCACTTCCTTCAGTATCAAGAGCAAGATAATCAATATTTTTTTTGTATCTATATCTTTGTAATAATCTTGCAGGTGATACACATCTTTTCATCACTGTTTTACCATATTTTTCGTGATATATTGCATGATGACTGCGTAAGTGTTTTTGTATACCGCTTAGTGCTTCAGACGCCCATTCAAGTTCTTCTATCCTGCCTTCGCATTCTACAAATTCAATTGTTCCATCAAAGTTATATACACAAGCATTTAAAGGATTTTTTCTGCTTACATGACACTCTTTGTAGTATTTTGAATTTGGCTCGACAGCTACTCCAAACCAATCTAATTTTTTTTCTAAAACATAGCAACTGCTGATTCTATTTCCACTGCAAGCACCTAATTCGACAAAGGATCCGTTGCGTTTATAATCATACACTTCGGCTACCCATTGATCATTTCTATGTAAACTATTCCATTTCATGTTATCACCGTATTATATATTGGAGCAGGTTTTTCTTTGCCGCCGCATTTATTACATATATCAATACTCTCACGCTGCCATGCTAAATGTAAATCATTGGCAAATTCTTGTGTTAATGTACGCAAGTTAGCATTTCTTATATGGTTGTTTTTATACTTTGAATAATTAAAGTTTGTTCTTAGATCAAGTTGCCTACCACTGATATAGCAGCATGGCCAAATGTTTCCCCAAGGATCAATTTGTAGCATGCCTTCCTCAGCATATGGACAAGCAAAACTTCCCACAGGTTGTACAGCATCAGTAGCGGGTGTTGCTACATGCGAGCGGAATGTATCACGTCTGGCATATTTTTTACTAAATGTTTTTGTGTCAGGACCAGATAACTTTTGCTGTGGAAAATCTTTGTAGGCTTTCATATCAACATCTGATCTATTGCGATTAGTTTGAAAAGCCATGCAGCCTACTGATTCAGCAAATTCGCTGATAGCATCAATATCATTTTTGTTGTAATCAAAAACAATACATTTCCATATACTGTTGCCACCGGCATTGTTAAACGCACGTAGGTTGTCTATACGTTTTTTCCAGTCAATGCCACGCCTATACATATCATGATTGTGTTCAAGTCCGTCAATACCCCATTTGATATCATGCTTTGCAAATCGTTGTAATACCACAGCAAGGTCGTGCCAAAATTTTGTATTACGTGCGCCGCCGTTGGTATTTAAATTTAAATATACATCTGTTTTGACTTCAACTAATATTTCCATCATTTCAATAAAATTTGGATTCATGCTGAAGTCACCAAAATTACCATTGAAAATAATTTCTTGAACGTTTTGTAAATTGTCTTTGGTTATAAAACTGCGCCAATCCTCAACACTGATATGATTTAGTTTTAGATTAGGATGATTTTCGCCGCCGTCGATGTTTCTATCACATGCTCCGCAATAAGCATTACAATAACTTGTACAATCTATTTCTATTTTTTTAATTGTTTCAAACTGATAAAGATTCATTGTGTTGAGTAGGCCTATTGGTTTTATGTAAACAATTATTACATATCTCGTAAGAGCTATCCTTCCAAGCATTTGATAAGTCAATATTAAAAAAGTCAAGAATACTCTGTAAACTTTGTGAGTTAATATCGTTATAACTAAGATACTTATCGTATGGGAAGGGCTTATGTTTAGTAACTTGATTACCTTGTATAAAACAACACGGCCATACTATGCCAAATGGATCTATAACTACAATACGTTCTTTGGCAAAAGGACATTCACTGTCTATGTGTTGCAACAAAGGAATTATTGTAGGTGTCCAATTATAAAATACTTTGTAATTATTTTCAAATTCTTCTCTGCTGGGTGCTGTGATAATGCCTTTTTCAAACTTTTTGTAATCGCATACCTCTATATGCTGTTCTCTGCTTCTATACGTTTTAAATTTTTTACAACCACTGTCCTGTGCAAATTTTACAATTTTTTCTATTTGATGTTTGTTATGATCAAAAACAATAGTGCGACATTGAGCAAATCCGCCGTTGCTGGTAAAAGTAAGCAAATTAACAACTAATTTATTCCAAATTACACCACGTCGGTATATATGATTTGTATCTTCTAATCCGTCAATAGCAAACTGAACATAATGATAATCAAATCTATTCAAAACATTTGCCAGTGCTTTCCAAAAATTTGTACTTCTTGCTCCGCCGTTTGTACTAATTTTTATAATCAAATCAGTTTTGACATCAGCTAACAAGTTTAAATAACCTACAAATTCAGGATGCATGATCGCATCTCCAAAATTTCCGTCAAAGTGTATTTCTTTAATATTCTTTAAATTTTGTTTTGTAATAATTTTACGCCATGTATCCAAAGACATATGTTGTAAATTTACATCTTTGTGAAGTTGGCCGCCATTAACATTTCTATCGCAAGCACCACAAAAAGCGTTGCAATAATTTGTAATTTCTATTTCTAAAACTTGTGTGTTTTCTATAGAATACATTACTTAAATTGTTCTCCAAAAGGATCAAATTCTTTTCCGCATTTCATTGAACAAACTTTTAATTTTCCGTTTCCACAACTTGGTTGATTCCAACTATCTTCAATTTCGTCAAATAGTCCTGTATCAAATACTGCTTTGAGTCCATGCTTTTTAGCACTAATTGCGTCTTTGCCGCCGGAACGTTCAATGAAATCCCATACTTGTTCTACCATAGGATTTTTATGCCACCACTTGTACATACGTCCAGCAGTCCAACAACAGGGCATTGCTAATCCTTCTGCTGTAATAAACAAACTACCTTCGTCTTTTACTTTGCAATTCACAGGTACTACATCATAGTAAGCATCCATTGATCCATATTTTTGTATAAGCATATCTTGTTTGCTTAATGCTTTGTTTTGATACTTTTTGTCAGGTTTTTTTAATTCTGTTGTTTTTTCACCTTTGCGGTTTACTGCTTGGTGTGATTCTTTCTTTTTACTGTCTGCTGTAATAAATCTTCCGGTTTTCTTTGCTTGAAATTTTTCACAACCGTGTGCATTTGCAATAACTTTTGCAGCTTCAACTTGATGTTGATTGTGTTCAAATATTAAAAAGTCCCAACGTGCTCTGCCGCCTGCGGCAGTAAATGCTTTCATATTGCGACTTACATTATCCCATACAACACCCTGCCTGTATATGTGATTAGTATCCCTAAGCCCGTCCACGCTAAAGATAACAGCACCCATCCTGCCAAAGACTTGGGCAAGTTCACGCCACCATTCTTCATTTTTTGCTCCTGCATTAGTGTTCATAGAGAGCCACATGTCTTTATTATGCTCTCGAAAGTATTTGAAAATTTCTAGGGTATCTCTTGCAACAATAGGATCTCCTAAGTTGCCACACATGTACATTGTTTTTAATTGTTTGATAAAGTCTGGTTCAAAGATGCGCTTACAATCATCAAGTGTAAGTTCACTCAAATCAATGTGTGGATTTAAATCACCACCATTCTGATTACGGTCGCACATAGGGCAACTTGCTTGGCAGTTCTGTGTGTTTTCTAAATGAACCACACGTATATCTTCATATTTATACATCGTATACCAACTTTACATCCTTACCAGGCCCAACTTTACTGGGCAAATCTCCGTACTGATCTATGTACCATTCTATTACAGCCTTATACCAGTTCCAACTATTATGGTGTGCTGCTTTGTTAAATTGCCAAATGTTGTTGTTTGTTGCTTCTATTGTACTTAGAGCTCTTGCACTTTCTAATTGCAATTCTCTAGTTGTAAAATTACTTAAATCCATTACTTGCGTCCAATCAACATAAACCTTTTATATCCTGGTAGCTCTAATTCGCCTTCGTACAAAATTTCAGATAACTTAAATTTCTTTTTCATAGCTTCTACACTTGTGACACAATTAACATGTTCTTCAATATCAAATAAATTATTACTCTGAATTGCGATAATAGAGTTTTGTTTAATATTATAAAACCATTGTTCGTCCATATGTTCAGCACTGGTATTAACAATTAAGTCAGGCACAAATTTAGTAGGAAAAGTTTCTCCTGCTGCATTTGTCAAAGGCACTGTGCAATGATTTAAAAATTGTTCTATGTCTTCAATTTTCATGCACGAACTCTTAACTTTCCAATCTGTAATCAAATGATTGTTAATAATTTTATCACTGATATGACATGCTTGCGGATCTTGATCTATTACACGAATTTTATCAAACTCAATATGCTGATCAAAAAATCTAACTAATTGTCCCATCCATCCAGCATATATTAAAATATTATCAAATTTTGGATTGATTTTTTGTAATTCTTCGATTAACCAAATCTTACTTCTAATTTGTCCTCTACTAAATGCATCTGCAAGTGCATTCATATCATAACCATTGCGTCCATACTTATGGAAAATATCTAAGATGTCTACATCTGGAAGTCTTTTTCTCATTACACTTACAGTTTCAACAAAGTCAATAGGTTCTTGTTCAAGAAGTTTAAAATAAAAATTAAACCGTGATAGTTTTTCGCTTGGATCACCAGAATCTGCTAAACACAAATTTTTTACACTGTTTGCTTTGTTTTCGCTAAAGTATACGCTAATAAGTTGATCAACAAATAATTTTGAAATAAAATCATCTTCAAAATCAAAATAATCTTGTAATCCATATAACCAACTAGGTGGTTGCATTAAATTTCTCCTTTAACCAATCAAAGTCATTGATTTTTCTAAGTGCTTCTATATCGCCAGAGTGTTTTTCACCATATGCTTTTCCGGCTTTTGCGCCAAGTATAGCATACTCACCATATTTACGTTCTGTGCCAACACTGGTCCATATTGTTAGACGCTCTTGTGTTTCTGTATCTTTTTGCCTATCAATTACTTTACTACTTAATTTACAGCATTCTCTAAATGCACTTTTCCATGTTTCAAACTCGCCTGTGTTAAATCCAGTAATAACACTAAGCTCTCCTACAGCTCTAAACTTATCGCTGATACTTGTTGTCATATCTGGCTTGGTTAAATCCATATCAATTGTTTTTTGTGTTGGAAATAATTTTACGCCGCCGTATCCATAAATCAAATCATTGATAGGATTAATACTTCTCCACACATGCACTGTATCTTTATCCCATTGCGCACACTGATAGTCAAAATTAAATTCTTTTAATATTGTTGCATCACCATCAATAATCCAAAACATTTCAGTATCACAAAGTTTTGCTGCTTCTATATGTGCTTGGTGAATGCCTTTAACTCCGTGAACACGTTTACAATGAGGGAAACGTTCTAATACTTTTTTGTAGTTTTTATCCGCATTTGGTTCTTGATAGCTGATAAAAACCATATCATAAGGATTTGGTGTGCTTATAGTAATATCAACTTCCTTTTTGTTGGCAATGAACTTGTATTCAAATTCACGTCTGCTAAATTTTGCATACTTACTGCATAAGATTATTCCATCGTGATACTTGCCGTTTAGAAAAGCATGATTTATATTTCTGTCAAATGTTTGGTCATGACTGAAATATGTATCAAACTTAAATCTAGGTGTTGGATTTACATAGTTAGGAATAAACCAAAACATTTCAGTTGGTGAATTTTCTAAAGCATCAAGATATTCTTCATAACATGTAAAGTAATACTTTTGATACAATGTTGGTCCACTGCCAACAATATCCCATTCTTTTCTGCTTACTAAATGTCTATGTTCTATTTCTTTTTTTGTGACTGGCTTGTGTTTTGAACATAGGAATAAGCCATTGTATAGTTTCCTTCCATTAACATCATGTATAAATGCATGGTTTTCTCTCCTGTTGTATGTGTCGTGGTGTGTGAAATATAAATCTGGAATATTTGACTTTATGTTTTTTGTATCGACCCAAAACAATTCAGATGATGATGTTTCAAGAGCTTGTAAATATTGTTCATAGGTATCAATGTAAAAATGATTGTAAGGCAACGGTTTACTAGCAACTATGTCTACTTTTTTATGCTGCACAAAAAATCTATGTGTAAGTTCTTTATCACTAAAATTTTTATTTTTTGGCAATAAAAATACACCATCATATGTTTTATCATTTAAAAACACATGAGGCAAATCTTGGCTCCATTCGTCAGGAACATAATCAAAATTAAAACTGTTTTCAATTTCTATATCATCAAAAACAATCCAAACAAAATTAGTCAAACTGATTTGCTGTGCTTTTTGCACAGTATCAGCTTTTTTTGCTACTAAAACTCTTTTCTTGAGTTGATTATATTGTTCTTGGTTGTTTCCTACAAACACAATGTCAAACATACTGTATTATATATGTTCTAAAAAAGTATGTCAAGACCTAATTGACCGATAAATATATTATAGGAGACATGCTATGGAAGTATATGAAGGTGGCCAGTATCGCATAGATATTGTAGGTAGTGATAGTTCACTGATTGTTGATAGTAATACAGGAACTATTAGAGCAAATATTGCAAATCACGAAGGAGATGTTTTACTTGATCTAGACATTGCCAAAATGTACGGTTCTATACAAGGTAATATTTTTGATACTGAAAGCAACATAGCATATAATGCTTCAGAGAAAACATTTCATGGAATTTTCGACGGTGCGTTAACAAAAAATGGATTAGTTTTAATAAATCAGCACAGTTCTAATGTGCCATTAGCAGACGACATTTATGGTCCAGGCAACATTGTTGCATATGATAGACAACAAAACAAATTCTATGGCAACTTTGCAGGCAATATTGTCGACAACACAGGTAATGTTTTACTATCAACAGATACAGAGTTTCCAAAACTTGTTGCCGATGTCCAAGGTAATGTCTACGACAATGACGGTGTTGTAGTGCTCGATGTTGATAACGGTCGTCTAAATAATATTTCATACACAGGTAGTATTCAAAAACAAATCGAACCAGGAACTTATGATTACGCATACAATCAAGAAACTGACACATTTAAAGGCAAGTTTTACGGAAACATAATTGACGAATCCCAAAACATTTTAGTAGATGTAGACAATCACAAAATTAATGTTTCATTGTATGGACACATTAGAAGTTTGATTAACAACAATATTGTATATAATGCTGATACAGAAACTTTTGCAGGTAATGTATCAGGCGATATTATCGACGAAACTGACGATGTAGTTTTAAATCCAGCACTGAGACGTTTAAATTCTAGTGTATACGACAGTAATGGAAATATATTATTAGATTATGAGAACAGAACATTTTACGGAACTGTGACCGGAGTAAACGCTAATGTCTTAGATGGTGACATTATCGATGGCACTGACACAATTTTTACAGTTCATAACAGAACATTTTTAGAAGAAATTTCTGGTAATTTTGTAGGAAGTTTCAAAGGTAATTTATTAGACGGTGATAATAATTATATCTATGACTATTCTGCTAATAGTTTAAATGCAGGATCTGTAAATGCTACAACATTAACTGGACACCATGCAGGTACACATTCAGGTAATTACACGCACACAGATGGTGTCTTGTTCGATGCAACACTCAAACACTGGAGTGGAGTAAGTCTAAACGGTAATATTTTTGCAGATAATGGTTTAGAAGTTTTTGATGCTACAGCAAATACATTGTCTACCCAAACAGTATATGCAGATACAGTTGTTGCTACAAGTTTAGATCTCGATACCACAGAAATTACAAGAGATGGTATAAATGTTATTGTTGAAAGTGCATTTAGTATGCCAGCACTAACTGGAAAATTTTACCGTTCTACTCAGCCAAATATTCCCGATTGGTATCAACAAGGTATTAGGGTAGAAGCTATCGGTGGATCATGGTTAGATCCGGCAGCAGTCTCAGCAGGAACTAAACTTCCTGCACTAGCATTTAATGCTGCAATTGCCTATGCATATCAAGATGATTCTACTTATGAAAATGATAACGATTTACAATTTGCAAGTGTTGCAGGTATCTATGCAAAAATTCCCGACGATGCAGTAATAAGCACATCAGCAGGCGAACACAGAGGTTGTCCGGGTGAATTAATATTTGCTACACAATCACCTACATATGGTGTAAATTATATGATACTCGATGCTAATGGACAACTTGCAGTTGACTTGAAAGATTTTAAAGTACATGGAGAAACAGGAGTCACACCAAGCAACACCAGCACACCAGACAGTTGGCTACAAGCAACTGTCAATGGCGAAACTAGGTTTATCCCGCTTTACAGCTAATGTTTGAATACTACTATAACACAGTGCCAGGCAAAGGCCTGTGTAGAAACAATCTTGTATATACAAGCAAGATAGATAGACAAAATAATCTATTTAGTGTGCATTATACAGTAGACCAAACCTATCATAAAAATGAGTGTTTACCTCAAGCAGTACTCAACGAAAAATGGCGTAGAGAATTTAAGTATACTTTAGAAGCACCTCACACACTTGACGTTAAAGAACTTGATAGTATTAAACGTAGAATAATTTTCAATATCCAAGGTGATGATTTTTGGCAACTTGCTGATTGCGACTGGCGTAATTTTGATAAAATACTGCCAGACTGGCAAGAACAAATGCTTACTATATTACAAGATTATAGAAACAAAGGCATATGGAAATACAGTCTGCATCCAAGCAGTTTTTTTATCATAGACGATCAACTAAGAACTGTAAATCATTTCTTTTGCTACAGCGACGACGAACCTGAGGTAAGTATAGAAAGTGTACTTGATCATATTAGCAAAGATAGACAAGCAAAACTTTTTGAATATTTAGATACTCATGGAATAGATCCAAGAAAAACTTTTTCTTTTAAGTTTTACGGAGGTGTAGTATTGGATAACTTTAACAGTGACTATCCTAAAGAATTTATAGAAGCAGCAAAGAAAATTTATCTGGCATAGCATCACGCAAATGTTGAATCCAAAAAGCATTCGTTTTAAATTTTACACCAGTTGACGTGATTGCAAAATCGTTCATTGCTCCTCTACTGTTAATTTCATTTAGCAATGGAGAAATATACTTGTCAAAAATAAATCTCGGATTATCTCCTCCTGCGATAATTTCTACAGCGTCCGTGACCCAGTCAGCTCTCTTTAACAAACATCTAACTACTAATTGATATCTTGGATATTGACCAAAGTTAGCAGCACTGTGATTACGTCCAGCATCCATTAAATAGTACTTGCCGTCGGGTTTTAAAGGAAACATATGATTGTTGTGTAAATCAAGAAGTGCTGCTGTATCTCCTGATAAATTCAAATGATATCTGTTGTCAATATCGCTGTGTAGTTGATAGCATGTGCCGCACTCTTGCCTAATAATACGTGCTTCTCCAATGTCTGGTAAGACACTTAGCAATTCCTCAAACACAGTACCTCGGTAGTGTGGACTTATTTTCCAAGGATCATAGAAAAAATCTCCAGTGGGCATATTAAGCACATTTTTACCTGTCCAGTCTTTGCACAATTCTGCTGCTTTTTGAATTAATTTTAAGTCTATACTGTAATCAGTGTTGCTAATCATACAGTATTTAACGTATAAGTATTTGTATGATACGTGGTTTCGAAAACTTACCCTACATCGATTTAGATCCTTTTTTAGACATTGAAGGATTCAAAAATTTAAATGCTGAGATTTGTCGAGGCATGGCTCAAGCAAGACCGTTTGCCAAAGAAGGCACATGGATGCCAGCAGGTTTTGACTTAAAAGACATGAGCTATATTGGCAATTGGAAGCCTGTGTACAAAGCCTTTGAAGAATACCAAGCACTAGAAGCAGATAATCCTATACGCATAGAAGGCGATAAAATTTTTCCTACAGACTTTACAAACTATGCTGAACGTAATCAATTTGTTAGATATTTGAAAAGTGCTATGGGCGCACATGATCCGTACATATACTATGTATTACAAGAAGAAGGCACTAATATGAAAGATAGAGGTGCTGAACAAAGAGCAGCCACAGAAGAAAGTACTTACTTTCCAGGTGTTATGAGTTGGATAGCAGATCTACAGAAAAAATCAATTGTAGAACACGTAGGTAGAGTAATGTTTTTTGTAAGTGAAGCAAGTAGTAGACCTTTTGAGCATAGAGATTTAGATCCAGAAGTCAAAGACTACACTGATCACAATATTGAATTTATTCATATACGACCAAACACCAAGCGTGGCTTTTATATTTGGGATCCAGAGCACAAACGCAAGCATTATGTAAATTCTCATGCTTGTTTTTTCAATGACCAAGACTGGCATGGTGGTGAATTTTCTATGGAACAAGAATATGGACTGCGTATTGATTGTAAATTTACTCAAGAATTCAAAAAACGCATAGGAATAGGACACTTGACACATTACTAAAATGTGTTATAATTTAATATGGTAATCGACAGAGTTTACATCCCTCTTAAAAAAGAATGGAAACGTATTGGCATCAGTCTAAGTGGCGGTGCTGACAGTGCTTTATTGGCTTACTTTGTGTTGAGCAACACAAATGCTGATATTTACTTTACTACACAGGTGCGTATGTGGAAAACACGCCCCTGGCAACGTTGGATTGCTAGAGATGTGGTAAGTTGGTTCCGTGAAAAGTTCCATAATCGCATTGAACACATCGAAGGGTTTATACCACCAGAGATGGAAGAGCCAAACACAACACACATAATAGACGAGTACGGTCAAAGCAAGCCTGGCAATAGAATTATACTGCGAGCACACAATGAATACATTGCACATCTACACAACCTAGATGCATGGTATGCTGCTGTGACTCTAAATCCTAATGAAAAGTTTGAAGGTGCTCCTGAGGATAGAGAATATGCCAGGCTTCCTGCTGAAACAGAGCATATGGGTGTGACAGTATGTCATCCATTCAGTATGGTTCGTAAAAATTGGATTATAAAACAATATGTTGATAACGAAATCGGTGAACTATTAGAAATTACACGTAGTTGTGAGGGAGAATTTGAAGGGCTAGACTATACAACTTACAAACCTTATCAACCTGTGCCATACTGTAATGAGTGTTTTTGGTGTAAAGAACGTGAATGGGGTATAGAAAATGCACACAAGTAAAACTTTTTGTTTGCACCCTTTTACAGGTCTTGCTACTAGAGAAGATGGTGCAATCAAAGTGTGCTGTCGTAGTCAGCCTATTGGTTGGATACAGGATGAAACATTGGAAAGTGCATGGAATAATAAAAACATGCGTAGAGTGCGTGAACAAGTGCTTAACAATGAAATACCAGCAGAATGCGTACCTTGCTTTGATTTAGAAGCACAAGGCGTAGAAAGTTTAAGGCAAAGACACATACGTGATAGTTTTCCTGATGCACGTATAAACTTGTATCCAGATGCATTAGATAAATTAGCAGACGATTATAGTATGCCGTTTGAATTTCCTACTATCGAAATCAAAATAAACAACTTGTGTAATCTTAAATGTCGTATGTGCAATCCGTTGGACAGCACACAGTGGAAAGATTGGGAACAAGTAGAACAGTTTTATGAGGAAGAAGGCAATTACTTAGTAGATGCTGTGCGCAAACTAGGACTAACACGAGCACCATACATTGGTTTGTTTGAGGATAGTGCAGAGTTTTGGGATAATTTAGAAAAGTTGCTGCCATATTTCCGCAGAGTTGAGTTTGCTGGTGGTGAGCCACTGATGGATCCTAGTCACTATCGCATTTTAGATATGTTAGCACCATACGGTGAAAACATTGAAATAAAGTATGCTACAAATGGCACTGTGACGGGTATAAAGGGCGGAAGGACCATACACGACTATTGGCCTAAGTTTAAGAACGTGGTTGTAAATGTAAGCATAGACGGGCTACACGGTGTGTATGAATACATTAGAGGCAATGGTAAGTTTGAAGAAGTGGAAGAAAATATCAAAATCTTTAAGAGCTTTCCTAATGTAAAATATGTTGTAGGTGCTTGTACTGTACAAGTAGGCAATGTTATGCAACTACCGGACATTATAGATTACTTTTTAAATACCATGGGCATTGTATTTTATTCACACAGAGTAAATTATCCAAATGTGTTGAGTGCTCAATGTTTGCCCGTTGAATACAAAGAAAATGTTATTAACCAATTGACTGCAATGAAAGAAACTGTTGTAAATTATCCAGTAATGAAATTAGATAAAAGATTGCTTCCTATTACTTTACAACAAATACAAGACAATATTAATTTTTTACAAGCCCGTGATTTAAGCACCAAATGGGCAGATACATTAGCGTTTAATCATAAATTAGATGCTAGTAGAAATCAAGGACCATTTGAAAAAATATGTTTAGTGTAGAAAACAGATGGCCACACTACAAAGATAGTGTAAAAGTAGAATGGAATCTAGGCAAACGTTGTAATCTAGACTGTTCATACTGCCCACCTGAAATACACGACCAACATAGTCCGCACACAAACATAGGAAAACTTTTTAACACTGTAGATACACTTTCAAAAATTGACAACGTGAGGATTAGTTTTACCGGAGGTGAACCATGTGTACATCCTCAATTCGAACAGCTGGTAGAATATGCTAGACCAAAAATCAAATGGCTAAGTGTGACTACAAACGCAACAAGAAAGGCAGACTTCTATTTAAATTTGCGTGTCAATTACATTGTTTTTAGTTTACATTTTGAAGATGTTGACTGGCGAAGTAGACTTAACAATATAATCTATCTAGCTGGCACACTAAATGGAACAAAATTTCCAAAAGATTATCATGTAATGATAATGGCTCATCACGATTATATGAAAGAAGTTAAATTAGCAACAAGATGGCTAATTGAACACAATATTGCTTTTAGTATTAGACGTATACGCTGGACTGAAAGACATGATTGGTTTGATGATATGAGATACCAAGCAGAAGATTTGGAGTGGATTAAAAGTACAGATACAACAGCTAAACCAAATACACTTGTAGATAGCAAAGAGTTGCTACACACAAACGATATACTAAAAAATAATCTCAATAACTTCAAAGGCTGGCAGTGTAGAGCAGGTATAGAAAGTTTAATGATAAATTGGGACGGAGAAGTACACAGAGCAACCTGCCGAGTTGGTGGTAGTTTAGGAAATATATACGAAGGTAGTTTTCAAAGGCCAGATATACCAGTAATATGTTCAAGAGAATGGTGTACTTGTGCTGCTGATGTAAATATAACAAAATGGAAGTAGATGCGATTAAATTAACCAAGCCTGAACCTATGATGATTACATGGGATATAGGCAGGCGTTGTAATTTTGACTGTACTTATTGCGAAAGTACAAGACACAATACCTACAGTCCTCCTACTAGTTGGGAAAATTTATGTTCCACACTGGATTTTATAAAACAATACACAAGATTATATAATCAACCCAATGCTAACATAGGATTTACAGGAGGTGAGCCAACTGTAAATCCACGATTCTGGGACTTTGTGGAAAAAATTAACAACGAAACTGAGTTTCAAGTTGGCATGACCAGCAACGGTACATGGCCAGAAAAGCATATTAACTTTATAAAAGATAATTTTGTAGGTATAACACTGAGTTATCATGCTGAAGCAAATCTTTTTAGCAAAGAACGCACCATTGATAACGCTATACTGGTAAAACAAGCAGGAATGTGGCTTACTGTGAATGTAATGATGCACACTGACCACTGGGACGAATGTGTTGAAGTTCACGAAAAACTCAAATCACACGGTATAGACAGCAAACCTACCATGATTGGTGATGGCAACCTTGGTGTCACAGATTGGTTTGAGGACACAGAAGGTGTAAAACGTAGAACCAGTCACCCGTATACCAAACAACAACAAGAATGGTATCTACGAGAAAAAGGTTTACCCTCAGATATAGTGGAAAAAATTGCTGAAGGCTATGAATTACCAAGAGGTTGCTGTGGTGCTAGAAGCATAGAAGGCAGTTGCAATGGCTGTTGGCAAAATGTTGAAGCAGTGAACACCAACTTCCAAGGATGGTACTGTGCTGTTAATCGTTATTTTCTACATATCGATCAACACACAGAAAAAGTATATCATCATCAAACCTGTCAAACCAGTTTCAGTGGCAGGAAAGGAGCAATAGGTAGACTCAGCAATCCTGATGGTATACTGAACTATGCTTATGAAAACAGAGATAGAATCATACGCTGCCCACACAGTAGATGTGGTTGCGGTATGTGTGTGCCCAAAGCTAGGTCACTTGATGTTTTTCGACAAATTGTTGGCTCGGGTTTGTAGTTAGATTGCCACAGGTTCTAGCACAGGTATACAATTTATGTGTAGTCCAATAGCGTTTCCACACTGATGTATATCCAGGCTTGCTGATAACTTGTTTGATGCTTTGTTTGCGTAGATTTGTGTTGCCCATGTCAGCTATCAAAAACTCGTATTGACTTTTGATTTTTTGTTTTGCTTCGTACAACGGATCTTGTCTGTTATGATAATTGTAGGGTATGCTGGCTAAAAAGCAGCAAGGCATTAAATCTAAATGTGCGTCTATGTAAACTTCACGTTGCTTTTTTGCCCAACAGTCTATCACACTTGCTTCTACTAGATCTGGTATTTGTTGAGGGTCAATAGGTTGTGTGGGCATGTGCGGTTCCAATGTGTCTATAACATGTCCTAGATTGTTTTTTACATCGAAGCTGTTTTCAAAAGCAAATCTACTGCTGTCTTTCACAGAAAAATATTTGAACTCATAGTATTTTGAAACTTCTTGTGCTGCTTTTACTTGGTCAGCATTGTGTTTGAATCTTATCATGCTCCATTCTGCTGTGCCGCCGGCATTGATAAATGCTCTGGCATTGTTTATGATTTTGTTATAGTCTGTATTGATTCTATATCTGCTGTGTGTATTAGCTAATCCGTCTATGGCAAAAACAACTTTGTGTTCTGCGGGCAAATGTTTTGGTAGGTCTTTCCACCAACGTTCATTTCGCAAACTACCATTGGTGTGTATGTCGATATAGATATCATCATCCTTTACCCAGTCTAACATTTTAACTAGATGAAAGTTCAATAGAGGATCGCCAAAGTTGCCACAGAATGTAATTTTTTCAATTTGTCTCTTGACTTCTTGATCAAAAACCTGTATAAAGTCATTAACAGTCCAGTCTGCTTCACGTAGCAAAGGATTTTCTATGCCGCCATGACGGTTCCTACTACACATAGGACACTGTGCTTGGCAACGATTTGATATTTCTATGTGAACACTTTTGAGATCTGTAAAACTAAACACTTTTTATTTATATGCGCACTTAATGAACTAAATACCATATGGATCACACTGAATTTTATCAGCAGTACAAAGATGCCGCAACAGAATTACATCCACTTCCAGATTATGATTTAGAAGATCAAGCACGTTGGATTATTTCAGGAAATGGCTATCAATATCTAGAATTAGACTGGATGTTCCCAACCAATAAGTGGCAAAAGGAAAGCAGTTTTGCTGAACCTTATTATGTAGCACACAGAGACGAAGCCACAGGAGAAGGCACACACCATGGATGGAGTAGTTGTGTACTACACGGTATAGGCGTGGACAAAACCAATGTATATCAAACATATGGATATGAAACAGAACCTGAATATAGTTGGACAGAACTAGGAGAAAAGTGTAAAAGCATACGCATGTTTTTTGACACTGTGTTTCCAGCAGAACGCTTTGCTAGAATACGTTTTATGAGATTAGCACCAGGAGGTTGGATATCACCACACAATGACTTTTCACCTATGGTGACTTCTGAAAATCTTTTTGACTTTCCAATACCTGTTAACATTGCTGTGGATCATCCCAACGATTGTCACATGACCTTAAAAGATGCTGGTGTAGTTCCTTTTGAGTCTGGCAAGATGTGTTTGGTAAACATATTCCGTGATCACAGTGTGGTAAACTTCAGTGACCGTCCAAGAATACACATTATCGCCCACTGTTATTTGGGCAATCGCAAGAAAGAGTACTGTCAATTAATTGTAGATAGTTATCGTAAACAACATGAACGTATATCCAAGCAAATTCACTGATAATAAAACCTGTGTATGTATTGTAAACGATATTGCTGAATACACTGTGGATCGTCAACTGGTTGTAAATCGTGCTGACTACACAATCAGCAACTTAACTGGCATGGGTTATACTGTGTTTGAACACACTAATGTAGACAAACTGCTACAACGTGCCTGTGGCAAATACGATCGTGCTGTTGTAATCAGTGCTGGCACAGAATTCATCAACGGCACACAGTTTTTTGACACCCATCCTGAAGAATACGATTTGCTGTGCCATATACTAGACGGTGGCGATGCTTACTATGGCATACACCCTCAGTGTTTCAGTATCAACTTAAAAACATATGTAGACCTAGGCTGCCCTGAGTTTGGTCAAGCTGAATATTTTACAGATTACCAAGAACTGGAACCAATCCGCAGTCACGATAGCATACATGATGGTTATTTGCCCAGTTGGATTGGTGCTGGAAAAATAATTGTAAACTATAAACACAAACAAGCAGGTTGGAATTTGATAAAGACACTGCTGGACAATCACCGCACCATTGCTGCGTATAGCAAAGATCAACGTGAGGGAAAGTTTTATCAATACAGATCAGGAGAAACTACCGGCTATATCTACCAAAAATATAACTACTGTCTGACTACACACGTACATACTCAGGCTACAGGTAAGCCCGACTATCCAAGAGTATATGATACACCTGTTATGCGTCTCGTAGCGCCTGCTAATCCTGCTGCTGCTGAACAACGTGGCCCTGCTGCTGAACACATTTATTATGATTACAATTTGTCAGCACTAGAAGCAGCAGGAGGCGGCATACACGTTGATCCTATAAACACACCTGATGACTTTGTAGCACACATACCCAAAGACAATCCGCAAGGCACAGTGATTGACATGAGCAACGTTTTTTGTTATGAAGGTACTGCTGCCATGTACAGTTTGCGTTATAGAGTAGCTCAAGAGAATCGTTTAATAGAATTGCTACAACAAGAACTAGGTGATGCTACTGTTATATTTGATCAACGGGCAGCAGAGGGTATACAGCCTTGGATAGCTGAAACAGGGCTTGTGAAAGATCTTACTCTGACTGACTATAATTCTCTAGATTTGCCATCATGGCATCAAACTGTGATTTAGTCCGTGCTTTAGGCGCACATATGCCACACCAACAACTGCTCTTTTTACACACAATACCATTGCTGTGCATCTTTGCAAAGATACTTTCAGTATCGCTTAGATATCCAATAGGTCCAACTTGGTTATCGTAATTCATTTTACAATCTTTATTTGTAAATACTTCGCCTGTGTTTTGCCTTATGTACAAAAAGTTGTCTGCAACACTGCATGTCCAACCTTTAAATTTATTATTAACATAGTTGGTCATACAGCCGCTGGCACATAAATCTTTTTTACTGCAACAACTACGTCCTTCTGCACTCAAGTTTAATCCTTTGACTAACAAATGAGCAAGTTTATCTTTGGTTGTTATTTTTCTGCCAAGCAAGTATTCACTTTGTTCTGCATTGTAATTAAAACGCATATCTAGCCAATGATGATCAATTTGTCTTGGTACACACTTTATATCATTTGCAGCACACCATTCAATCATTTCTATACAAGTATCCCAGTGTTTAGGATGCATCATTATTGCTACATGAAAGTTTTTGTTTTTTTCTTTTAGGTATAAAATATTTGCTTTTACTAGATTGTGTTGCTTTTCACTTGCTTCTGCATGAAAACTTATGGTCATAAAGTCTGTATATGTGCAAATCCTACTCCATAAGTTTTTACCAACAACTGCATTGGTAATAAAACTTACACCCAGATAATAATCATGTTCTTGCTTTTTTTGATTTATATATTTTAATATATGTATTATACTAGGATGAAATAAACTTTCTCCACCTTGTATGTTTAAATTTGCTTTTTGTACATTTTTGCGTTTTAAATATTCTAATATAAAGTCAATTGTATTTAGAGAATTTGCCAATGGCGGATGTTCTGTGCGATTATCATGTCCGTCTCCACAATAACTGCAATCAAGATTGCATTTCAGTGTGCTTTCCCATGCAACTTGAAATATGTTTTTTGTATATGGGTGTAAAGTATCAAACATGTTCCCTCCACTTAGTAGTAATTGTTTCGCCGCTGCATGGACATGTATACTTACTACATTTTATAGATTTGATTTCTATATCAGGTAAATCATATATGTTGTAGCCAAGATCAGTTCCGCAATTGCCACCAACATTCCCTTGTCTATCTATTTTAACAATATCAACACCCAAATTACACTGCCAGCCCTCAAAGTGATTGAGGTTGTTTACCACAAAGTAGTTGTCGTCAGTGTGTGTTTCACCGTCTATACTGAATTTGGTTCTTGGCTTGCGTTGAACTTCGGTATACCAATCCATATCAGGATATTGCTTGATTGGATTACGCACATACTCTAATTGTTCTTCGTTGTAGCGATGTTCGCCGTCATATAAAACAGTCTTTGCAAGCACAGGAAACGGCTTGCAACCGCCTACTACAGCGTCTACAAGGCGCTTACAGCGCCCGAAGTGTTCAGGATCCATCAATACGTCAATATTTGTTTCTACACGGTAATCGTATAACAGTTCAGCAACTGACTTACAATGGGCAGGATCTCCTGATTCATGATGTAAACTGATATGGACCACATCAAAACAATGCCAGTGTCTTCTCCACCAACTAAGACTTTGACTAGCATTGGTACTCAAACATATTTTAATATCGTGTGCCATTTTAAGTGTATTACACAGACGTGGCAAGTGTTTCCACAGTGTAGGCTCACCTCCTATCAGATACAATCTAGTAGGTCTGTCGTGTTGTTTAATATATTTTAGCAGTGCTGTTTCTAATCGATCTACATCAGGCCAGCGCACTGTGCCTTCATTAGCACCTGGGAAACAATAGCTACACTTGTAATTACAAGTATTGCCCAAGTCCAATTCAATGACAAAATCTGTATCGTGGTTTTCAATAGATATCATAACAAGTGAGCTAATTCAGGAAATACATCTTTAGCATTAACTCCTCTAATAGCATCAAGTTTGTTTACATACTCTTTAAATCCTGGCAGCAAATGGCTCTTGTCGTCTGCGTCCATATGATTCAATATTGCTGCCCATCGTCTCCAACCATAAGGATTTTGTTCCCAAAAGGTAAAATCTGTTGTCCAATTATCTTTCAGGTAGTTTTTGAATTTACCAAACAATTCACGTATTTCTGCTTTGTCTTCTTTGGGCAATATTTGTATGCTCAAAAACGTTGGAATGTATAGTAGGTGCATATTTACTAAACCACCACCTGCTTTTACACCTCGAATTTCTTCTGTGTTGACTTTTTTGAAATTCTGTGATATTTTCCAATGTATAAAATCTGGCAAATGTTTTATGTTGAAAATTTGTATAGCAGTAGCAATACTTGGACGTATGTTGTCTGGTGTATTATCCAGCATGTGTAAGTTGCGCTCTACTGTTTCCCAGTCAGTAGGATAGCGTATGTAGTTGTTGCGTGGTCCAGCAGCGTCCATGCTGACACCCACTTTTACTATTTCAAAATGACGCCACAAATCAATTAAATCTTTATCAACCAGTATGCCATTTGTATTGTAGCGTAAACGTATACGTTTATTATATCCTTGTCTGACAATTTCTTCGATGAACTTTTTGTGTTCAGCAATCATTAGTGGTTCACCACCAGCAAAGTATACCTCACGTAAATTGGGTATTTGTTTATATAAGTCGTCCCAGAATATTTCTTGTTCGTGCCACTTGTTATTAAAAGCAGCTTTGTCCCACTGCATTTGTCTTTTGACTTCTGGATCTTCCAACTGTGGTTCTAATACTTTCCAGTCCTTTACCCACTTGCTGCTGTCATGTGGTGAACACATTACACATTTGATATTACAGGTGTGCCCTAATCGTAAATCTAAATATTTTAATTCTTCTTTGTAGTATCCATCTGTGTGTGTTTCGTTTAATAAATCTTGTATATCAAGACCACGTTCCATCCACGTTCCTGTTTCCCACACACGTTTGCTTACTACACCTTTTGATTCTTCAGCAAAACATTTACTACAACTTGCAGGTATTTTTCCGTCCATCATAGTGCGTCTTACACCACGCATGTATTCACTGTTCCATGCTTCCATAGGTGATGTTGTCGCAAAGTTTATATGCTGTCCGCTATCGTCTTTTACAATACCTACTGTGTGATCTGTACCTGCTCCGCTGGCGTTAGCACTACAGCACAAACGCATATCTCCATTAGGGCGTGTTGCCATATGTATCCAAGGCAAAGCGCAAAATGTTTCTGTTGCTTCTGCTTTTAATCTATTATTAAATAAATCTAAAAAATCTTTCATTTGCGCCCAATCAATAAGTATCTATCATACAGCGGAAGTTTTAGTGTATCTTTGTACATAATATCTCCTAGTCCGCTGTTGTCGGCAAATTGATGTAGACTATCGTAGCACCTTACATGATCAGGCACTTCTTTATAATTGTTATTTTGCAGCACAACCAAACAATTATCAGGCACATTGCTCAACCAAAGGTTGTATTGTTCTTGTGTAATATGCTCTGTGCTTGTGTTAATAACTACGTCAGGCTCATATTCGTATTTATACTCGCACATGTCTGCTGTAATTGCCGTAAACTTGCCTATCATTTCTTGACTTTTACATATCATGTTTGCTGTTTCTTCGCAGCTAGGATCAATATCAATGCTGCGTATGTCATTAATATCAAGTCTGCTGTTGAATAGTAAACTACTTAACACTCCGTTCCAGCCACCATGTATTACTATGTTTAATGGTTTTATAGGTGTGTAGCCACTTAGTTTTTCAATAAGCCAAACTTTGCTTTTTATTTGACCTTTCCAAAAACTTTCAAGCACTCCAAAATGATTTTCGCTGTTGCGCACAGCGTCCATCCAAAATGCTACATCGTCCAAGTTTACCAGCATGTTTTAATCATTTCTTTTCTTATTTTTTGGAAGTGCTTAAAATTATGTTTACGTATTTCTAATGTAATGCTGTTTAGTTCTTCCACACTATACTTAGTAATTGTATTATACAACGTTTCTGTGGCTTTGTAAAGTCTTTTATCATCTGGTAGTTCGTCATAACTTTCATCCCATATACTATCAAAAGTTTTAAAACCAAGCTCACGTAAATATTTTAAACTATACTGTGGGCCTACAAGAACAAATGCTTGTTTACATACAATCGGTTTCCATATTTTTTCACTAAAAAATATATGATGATGTAAGTTGTGTTCTTTTCCATAATGTGTTTCAGTCACTAAATTAATTAAACATTCGTTGTAAATCATTCTATTGTAATCGTGCGGTCTGCTACCACGAGAAAAATCTTCTGTATCAAAATTTAATGGTAATTTTGTTTTTGTAATTTCTTTTTGATTATTCAGTATCTTACCTATTTCTTGTGTATAATTTTGATTATAAGACATAACATTTTGTACATATGGCATACGTTCATGATAAGTTTCGTACTGTGTGTCTAAACAAGTGACTATGCCTTGATCTAATATATCAAAATAATCTAATAATGTCACTGTTTGTAATCTATGCGGATGAGGACGATTGTTAAGACAACAAAAGTATGTTGCTTTTTTATATTCAATTTTATGTAAACGATAATCAATTAGGTTATCGTACACTCTATGATACCATTCTGGGTAATAGAATGTTTTAAAATTTCCAGAAAGTGGCCATTTAGCATATTCTTTATCTGCATCTAAAAGAGAAGTTGCAAAAAATACTTTTCCATGTAGATTATTGTTTACAACAAAACTATCAATTTTTGAAAATCTACGTAAAGCAAATCCTTCTAAAATATCATGTAATATTAAAAACACATTTGGTTTGTCCAATTCTTTCAAGTAATCTAGCTCTTCTCGTCGTCTAAAATGTTCAATAAAAAAATATTTTCCGTTGCCTTGCCATTGTTCATAAGGCAAGTATTCTAAGCCAAATGGGTTTGTATATCTTGTATGTTTTTTATTTGAATACACGTTCAGCAACCTTAAAATTATGTCTACGTATTTTAAAAGTTATATTATTTAATTCTTCTAATGTATAATTTTCATACAAATGTTTAAGTTGATCTATAGCAGCAAACATTCTTTTATCATTACTCATATTGTCATAACTTTCGTCAATGATGCTGTCGAATGTTTTGAATCCTTTTGTTTTTAAATATTGCAAAGAATGTTTTTGCCCAATTAAAATTAGTATTTGTCCTGCAAACATAGGTTTAATAATCTTTTCAGTAAGAAATAAACCTGGTTCATGATAAAATGTTTCAGACGTTAAATTTACTAGGCTATTATAAATTTTTGGATTTAGGTCAAGGGGTTTACTATGTTGTAATCTGTCATCTTGCTCAACATAATCTATATGTAAAGGTATTTTGCTTTCTGTATCTTTAATATATTTTGCAACCTTTTCAGGTAATATATCTGGCTCCATACATCTTTGCGTAAATTGATTTGCACTGGTTTTTTCGATTTCTCTAAAACTAACTTTACCTTTGTCTAATAGTTTTAAATAATTCATATAAACCAAAGATTGACATCTATGTGAGTGTTGCCTATTGTTTAAAAAACAGAAAAAGTTTTTCTTTTTATATTTAGGAGAGGCATGATTACCACGAAAATGAGTTGCAAAAGTTTTAAAATGAATATTATAAACTTTAACAGAATAAAGTTTTGGCTTAGATGTTTGTTTTAACCATTTTTTATATAAACTTTCAACATGAAAATTACCGCTCAAATAAACAAGTCTACATTTCATATTGTATTTTTTATAAAATACGTGCAAATTTAAAAAATGATTCCAACAGTCTCCTTCGCTATTATTATCAACTACAACTGTACTCTTAGGATTCTTAACAGCTCTCAAATATTTACTAGGAAGAATTAAAGGCTCGTGATAATTTAGGTCAATATGCTCTGCCAATGATGGATTGTCCTTTCAATACCTTCTTCATAAGATACTTTAGGTGTCCATCCTGTTTTACTTGTAAGCAAGTTGTGATTACTGTTGAGCCACCAAATTTCACCATGACGTGGATCTTTTGTATCCCAATTTATTTGTCCTGTCCAATCTAATTGTTCAGCAATGTAATCTGCACAATGTCTAATTTTTCTTGGATCGTCTGGTCCAATTGTATAGAAGTTTCCTTTACATGCATCTCTATTTTCAATAACTGCCATCCATGCATCTAACAAATCACTAATGTAAATAAAGTTTCTATATGGTTCTGCATATCCTAAATTACAAGTATCTCCTTTGATCATTTGCGCAATAATTTGTTCTGTCACAAAAAAGTCATTGTCTTTACGTCCATAACTATTTGTTTGTCTAAAACTTGCCCAAGGCAACCCGTATGCTCTACCAGCATATTCTAAATATTTTTCACAACCATACTTAGCAACAGCATAAGGAGCATTTGGATTTGGCTGCGTATGTTCATCAAAAGCAACGCTTTCTTTATAAGTTCCGGTTTGTTCTACTTCATCTGAAATGGGTTGCCAGCCATAAACTTCCATAGTGCTTGCGAATACAAAATAAGGTAATGTGCTAAGTTGTCTACATGCTTCGATAAGATTTACTGTTCCTACATAATTTACTTCACTGAAACTTACTTGTTCATAAAAACTCTTTTGTACTTCAGTTCTAGCAGCAAGGTGAACAACAATGTCAGGGTTCACTGCTTTTACTTCTTGTTGAATACCTGTATGGTGTGTCAAGTCTGTTTTAAGTTCATGGACTTCTCCAATTGCTTGTAATCGTGGCAACAAGTGTTGTCCAATAAATCCGCTAGATCCAGTTAGTAATATTTTCATGTAAAACTCCTTACTATATTTACAATCCATTAAGTATATGTTTATTAGATCTGGTGGTTAAATACATTATGTTTGATATTGTAGATGAGTTTGAAAGACAAATAGCAGATTTTTTTGGTGCTCCGTATGCTGTAAGCACCGACTGCTGTACTCATGCAATCGAACTGTGTTTAAGATATAAAAATGTGACACATGTGACTGTGCCTAAACAAACATATCTGAGTGTGCCAATGACTGCAAAAAAAGTTGGTGCAACTGTGTCTTGGTCTAATAGTAGATGGGAAGAATATTACTGCTTAACTTCTAATATATACGATGCTGCTGTGTTATGGAGAGCTAATAGTTATATACCAAACACATATATGTGTTTGAGTTTTCAATTTAGAAAACATCTTAGCCTCGGCAGAGGTGGTGCAATTTTATTAAGCAGCAAAGAAGAAAGAGACGATCTAATAAAATTAGGTTATGATGGTAGACATAGAGATGCTCCGTGGGCAGAACAAGATATTAATACTATGGGTTATCACTATTATATGACACCAGAAACTGCACAACTTGGTTTAGATAAACTACCCGATGCTATTAAATCTACCCCTAAATTATGGACATGGAAAGATTATCCTAATATACATAATCAGGTAGCTCATATGGTTTGAACAATCTATGAATAGGTTGATACTTAGGATTTTTACGTAGTTCTGTGCATAACCAATCTTGCAATTTATGTGAATCAGTTATACGATTTGTTTGCACGTATATTTCAATATCACTCTGCAATCTGTCTATAAATTTATGTGTTGATTTAGTTAGTTTCCATCCTAAATCTTTATACACATTTTGTATTAGTAAGTTTTTATGACTAGCAATATCAGGATGAATATCATTAATAATTTTAAATGAAAGATTTGCATCGTCAAATTGCCTAACTGTAATTTGAGGTAATTTTTTATCATATAAATTTTTAAGTCCTTTTGCAATTCTTAAATCTTGTTCAGAATAATTTATACCAGATAATCCATGTTCAGCAAGTATTGGATCAAATGTATGAGCTTGCCATAATATATTTTCTGCATAAGACTTATTGACTGATAAAATAGAAGTATAATTTCTAACAATATCATTAGTCACACTCCAATTACGTTGATGCCATAATCTACGCTCTTTAGGTGCATGAAATATGCTGCCATAATTTTCCCAATGGGTATTGGATATCCAATCAAATCTTTCAAATCCAGACCATAAGATTACAATTTTGTCATCTTTGGTAAAATTAAATTTTGCATCTGCTTCAAACACTCTACTTGCAATACCAACATTCCCTAAGCCAGCAATTGCAAAATTATAAAAATCTACACCTTTATCAAAGGCCATAATATCTGCCCATGTAGGCCAACCATATCTTGTAAAACTACAACCAAAAGCAAACAATCTATTCATTTGCAACAATCCATTCATCTATACGTTTGTGGTCAAAAAATATTTTATCTTTGTAATGATTAGCAAAATGTTTGTTGTTTGTAGTTGAAAAATTTTTATATACTTCTGGTGGAAACACACTTTCTGTAGATTTAATTAGTTTTATTAAATGTTGAAAATTGTGTTCTATTTTATACTTGCAAGAATCATATAAGTGTGAATAATTAGAATCTTTATATTTTGCCACTTGTTGCCATAATGCGTCTGCCCTATCTTCGTCATTTTCTATACTGTCAAAACTGTAATCAAAAATATTATCATACAACTCAAAACCTAATTCAACAAGTGCTTTGTGATAATTAGGCACACTAAATGTTATAAAAGGACGCTTGTGTAATATTGGTACAAAAGTTTTTTCTGTCATAAACAAACATTCTGTGTTGCTTTCACAAACTACACTAAATGTACTATCACTAAATTGCTCTGGAGGATATAATATTTCGCCATCTCTTCCTTTCCAATCTAAATGCCTGGCTATCCTATAATCAGTAAAATATTTCCATTCATGACCTTCGTAAATATCATTAGTTGACCAAGATATATGACCGTACTTTTCACATTTGTTTTTGTATAACATATCCATAAAAATACATCTGTGAGGATGTCCTCTGTTGTTTAAACTTGTAAACAATTTTTTTGGAGCAACAACCTTATGTATTTTCCAGCGTTGATCAACATGTCTTTGTAAAGCTAAGTTTGCAAAGTAGTGCATAAATTGCACTAGGTTTTTACCCTTTGTTATATAATGTCTATTGTTTAATTTACTCAAGTATGCTGGTCTAAACAAATATACTTTAACATTGTTTTCGTCAGCAAATGCAAGAAATTGTTTCCAAGATCTTTTATCATTGTAAATATAGATAATTTCGTATTCTTCAAATCCTATCAAATATAAAGTCTTACATTCTGGACGTTGCATTGCTTTTTTCAACTCGTTGGCCATCTTCTCGCCTACACTATGAGCCCATACAAACCACCAAACGCATCCATTATTATCAATAGGAAAATTCATTTCATAAACTCTCTTGGGTTGAAATCAAATACTTCATTTAATTTTTTTCTGTTCCTTAGCTGTTGACTAGCATTGATATGTGTTTGATTCCAGTAATCTTTGTTTTCTTTACTGATTTTTATATTCATTACTTTTTCAACCATTCTTACATGATCTAATATATCTGGATGAGAGTCTTGTAAAACTCCAAAAGATTTGCTGCCTTTTTCGGCTTTAAAATATTGCATTTCTGGTAATGTAGCAGCAAACTTATTATACAAATCATTTACTTCAGGTCCGGCTATATCTGTATCTTCCCAAGCAGAAGGAAAAGCACTTGCTTGAAATTTTATTAAATCTTTATATGTGCCATTTACTTGATTTATAGCAGTAGTATTTTTTACAATGTCGTGTTCCCAGGACCAAAAATACTTGTGATACTTGTTCCAAATACGTTCACCTATATTACTAAAGACGTTGCCATATTGTGCAAAGCCTTCACCTAGTATTCTATCCTCACGATTCCAACTAGTCCATAGTATCATAATTTCATCATCTGATGTAAATTTATGCTTTACATCAGCTTCCATAATTCTATAGCTAATACCAACGTTTCCGATACCTGCTAAACCGTAATTGTAAACTTGTGTGTCAGTTAATTCTCTATCTAAAATTTCAGGCCAACACGGCCAATAGTAATGAGTAAAACTGCAACCAAATGTGAATAATCTGCGCATATATTGCCTTAAATACTGTATGAATATTTATAGTACAAATGAATGGGATCCACTAAAGAAGGTTTGTGTCGGAGTTGCTGACTATTGTCGCATTCCTGAAATGGACGAAAGTCTACGTGTTATTAATTACGCAGACAGACAGGATGTAAGTGATGTAAAGGCTGGTCTATATCCTGATCAAGTTGTAGAAGAATCAAACGAAGATCTTGAAACTTTTGTAAAGTTTTTAGAAGGTGAAGGTGTAGAAGTTGTAAGACCAAAACGTACACCAGAAGTTGAATACTATAACTACTGCCCACGTGATACTGTATTTGTTCATGGCAACAGAGCTTTTGCTGCGCCAATGGCACTAGCAGCAAGAGAAACAGAATGGCGCCATCTACTGCCTGGTGTTGCTCCTATCGAAATAGGGCACCGCATAGACAGAACAGGATTGTATGACGAATCCTGTGTCGGAGATCCGGATCGCCTTGCCCTCACTGAAGTAGCACCATGCTTTGACGCTGCTAATGCAATTAGAGCTAACGACGATATTTTGTATTTGGTAAGCAATAGTGGCAACAAAGCAGGTGCTGCTTATTTAAGCACATGGATAAACAAACCTGAAAATAATTTTTCTGAGCCAGGCAACATACGTGTTCATAGATTAGAAAATGTCTATAGTTATATGCACATTGACAGCACTATTGCGTTCTTACGTGAAGGATTACTACTTGCTAATCCAAGCAGAATTAAAAGTATGGATGTATTACCTGCGCCGTTCAACACATGGGATGTAATTTGGGCACCTGATCCTGTAGATGCTGGACACTATCCTGGACTATGTAATAGCAGTATATGGACTTGGAATGTAAACCTGTTTAGTGTTAATCCTAATCTTGTTGTGTTAGAAGAACATCAAGAACCAACTCGTAAAGCACTAGAAGCACACGGTATTGAATGTGCTATGCTACCACTGCGTCATGCTAGAACACTAGGTGGTTGTTTTCATTGTTGCACGTTAGACCTTGTAAGAGGCTAATAATGCGTCAGCAGTTTGTCGATGGAAATCTACTCCGTCATGCATACAATCTCTAGCTTCCATATTACCAGCAGTGGGATTTATATATTGCATATCAACGCTTAGTAAAAAATCTAATTCTTCGTCCCAACTAAAGTTTATAACAGGCACGCCTAAATTTTGCCAAACTAAATTAAAACTTTCAATACTTGCACATACAGATTTTTTAAGTTCTCCCATATCTTGAATGTATCTTTTGACCCACCATTTTCCGTCATGTGTTGATGTTTCGCTCATATCTAGCCAACGAATACCTTCATCTTCTTCAAATCCAAATTGCTTTCTTGTAATCTGTGGCCACTGTGCTACTACTAATTTAGGCAAAGGTAAATTATTTGCTTTCCATAAAAGACTGTTAAATTGTAAAACTTCAGGACTACTGGCTTGTTTAGCTATATTAAACAAATCAAGTTGCAACTCATTTGCTAACATAGTACACCAAATATCCTCAGTGTTTAACCCAACACCTTCTGTATAACTACATCCAGTTGCAAGTAAAAAAGGTTTTGAAATATCTTCTATTTCTTTAGTTCTATATCCTAAGCTATTAAAACTATATTCAATTGTTTCATTAAGGTATTTCCAGTCTTTTGGCATTTTTTTACAATTCTTTTTATATTCATCTTCGTCGTCAGTTGAGAAAAAATCCATGCTTTTATTAGCTGATTGCCAATCAACCAGTAAAGGACTATTTTTTTTAAAAAAGAGTGCCATAAAAATTACTCCAAATAAATAACTACGCATATTTAAAAACATCGGAGTCATAGTGTCTTATAACTGGTTTAACTGTCTTTACTTCAGCCCAAGAAATAAATTTTTACCTGAGCTAATAATGCAAGACGGTAATAGAGCACCATTGCGACAAATAAGCAAAATAGAAATGCTTATGGATATTACCAAAGAAAGTTTTGTTGGTAAATTTAAAGAACCATTAATAATTTACAATGGCACTCATAACATTCCTAATTTAGACAAACTTTTTATAAGTGATAAACACACTGAAATTTTACAAACACAGCGTGTTCATTTTTTCTTTATGGAAGTGCTTACACACTATATTCCTAATCCGTGGGGTAAACTGGAACCACATATTCTTAAAATTGACAACGAGCCTGAAAAGTTAAACAAAATTCGCTGCTACGAACTTGATACTTTAAACAAATGGGCAAAAGAAAAAAATATAGACTTGTATGTTTACTGTACAGATCATAGAAGTTGGGAGTATTATCAAAATCTATATCCTAACATAAAATTAAGAAGCATGGATTTATTTGTAAGTTGGTATAGTAGCAGATTTGAATTGCAAGAAGAATATAACAGGAGCGGTATGCTTCCAGGCGACATATATCCTATCATCGATTACAAAAAAATTAGGAAAAAGTTTTTTAGCGGAGCATGGAGATATGATCCAAGTAGACATTTTATAACAGCATTTCTTGCCAGCGAAGGATTAACTGAAAATAACGAAATTAGTTTTTATCATAAATCAAGCAACGCAGACATGATTGCAAATATGTGGTTTGATTGGAATAAATTTGCAGCCAAACATCCTGCAATGAGTCAAGCATTGTTAAAAGGCAATGAATTACTACAACCGCAACTTCCCTTGAGTTTTGAGGTTAAAAATCCTTTGTCGTGCGACTTAAAACAAGGCGATCCAGATTATAATACACCAGGAATGTATAATAGACGCAGAACTCAAGATCCAGCTAAAACCTACGATCGTGTGTTTTGTGCAATTATAAACGAAAGTAGAGTCACACAACCATGGCCAAATGTTAGTGAAAAAACATTGAATGCTATGAAAAGTTTTAGGCCTTTTGTAATGGTTGCTGCACCACACACATTAAGGTATTTGAAAGAAATGGGCTACAAAACCTTTAGCGATTTTTGGCCAGAAGATTATGACGATATCGAATGCACAAGTGACAGATTAGTTGAAGTATGCAATACTATAAAATATATCGATTCATTTAGTATCGAAGATTGTAGGAAAATTTACAAAAAATTAATTCCAAGATTAATGCATAACTATAATGTTTTACAAAAAAACTACAAATGGTTTGATGAATACAACTTAAAATTAGATTCCCAAAGTTCATTGGCCCAATATGTATGAGCAGGCAATCGGTGATGCCAATACATTTGCCCTTCGACACTGTGTCCTTGATTTAAACAGTTTTCAAAGAAACTAAAATTTTCATCATCCCAATATAAAAAATTATCTTTGTCAATTTTATCGGCATAGTATTTGTATCTTTTGGAATTTTCACATGCTTGAAAACTATTCCTAAATGTATAACTAAAATTATGTGCTTTGAAAAAACTTTGTAATTCAATTATATTCATATACCTGTTTACTTGCCATTGTATAGGATTAATAAAAAGATGCTCACTCAGTGCATCTAAATTTTTGCGTATAGCAACTGGAGCCCAATCAGGATAATGCTGTGGATGTAAGTGTAAAACTTTTTTATCTGGTGTATAAGGAATAAATTTGTTTAAATTATATCTGTTTCTATCCCAATGATCATAAAAATATTCAGTACGTTCAGCACCTGTCCAGTTAATAAAAAAATGTGTTGTTTTTGCTTTTTCAAGATTATCTAATATCCAAAGCAATGTTGTTCTTTTGATGTAATCATTGCTACCACCGGGCATTGCAATGTTTGTATACTTCCAACCAAGTTTCTTTGCTATTTGAGCTGAATAGCAATTTTCTCTATTGTAATTGCCTTCACCTATACCGCTGCCTTCAATTTCACTACCAGCAGTATGGCTACATCCATTGATAAACAAATGATCAATCATTTACAGGTTCCTTTGGGATAATTATATCAGTTCCACAATGACAGTGTTGTTTACTACATATAACTGGTTGCAAATCAAATGTCAAGTCTTTATCTAATATATTTCCGTGATTATTACCTACACCACAACTTGCACTACTGATATCGCCACGTGGATTGATAAAAAGTGCATCGTCTACAAAACACTTCCAACCAGCAAAAAAGTTTTGTCGTGCAGCAATAATTTTATTGCTGTTTACAGGTTCTATACCTGTGTCATAATGTGCATTACTAATTGCTTTGTTTTGTCTATACGGTTTTGGAATAGTTTGCACACTTTCAAATTGTGCTTGTTCTAAAAATTCTACTTTTGCAGGATCTTTGTATTCCCATGGTCCTGCATTCACACTCATTTCATCAAACAGTGGCGTCCATTCTAAGTTGTAATTTGGCACTTCTTTGCGCACACGTTCACCAAACTCTTTTACTTCCCAAAAACGTTCTTCGTGCATCAGCATCTTTGTGCAAAGATAATCAACTTTGTCGCATAAAAATTGTGCATTTTCAATATAACGATCTTTTTTGCTAAACTCTACATGAAAACTTGCAACAATGTCATCAAACAAATGATAGTGCTGTTCCCAATAACGCAAAGGTCTTGATAGATTTGTGTTAACAGCAACAGTAAGGCTATCACCTAATTCCTCTTTCAAGTATTCAGTAAGCGGTATAAAGTTTTCCCAGTGTGTGGGTTCTCCTCCGCTGTAGAATATTTTGAAATACTTGTAGCCTCTGTCTTGATATTGTTGGAATATATTCCTTACATTTTGTTTGTAAGTATCAAGTGCTCCGTTGTTGCGATTGTCTCCTGCCCAGTTTCCTGGATTGCAATAGCTGCACTGGAAGTTGCAAAAGTTATTCACTTGCCATGTGATAGTAGCATACGGTTCTGCCATTGGTGTGATTTTAAGTAAGTTAGACATATTCTCTTAGCCACTCCAACTCTGGAAACGTTGCCCAAAAATCTTCTTTGCGATGTTGATCCAATCCGTGATTCTTTTCAAAGAACTGTTTTAGTTTTACAGTATCAAGTTCGCCTGTGTTCATAAACTGTATAACACTGTCAATTTTTCCTAATACATCTTTTACAACATCAGGCTTTGTGGCAATACGATCTTTGATTTTGTCATATGCCCATGCTTTGTAATCAATATATTTACTGCGTAATTCTATTTTGAAATCATTGGGTATACTATCCAGTCTCATAAAGTCAGGATCTGTAAGCATGTTCAATCTACAGTTTTCGATATCTACTAATCCACGCTCTACCCAGTCCTGATGAAAGTCTGGCCAGTTCCAGGCATTGTATAAACTAATAGTAGGTGTAAGTTCAAAGTGTATGTTGGGCAATTCTTCAAGCATTTCTTGTCTATTGCGCTCTACAGTTTCCCAGTGTGTTCCGTGTCGCATAAACTCTGCTCTTGCACCCATTGCATCTAAACTTGCACTTACTTGAATATCAGAAAATTCTTTCCAGTAGTCAATGATGCTTTTTTGCTTGAATCTTAAATTACTGAAGTTTGTGGTATAGCGTAATCTTACATCTGTTTTACCAGTTTCAATCCAATGATCCAAAATCTTATAGTGTTCGTTTGTAATCAGTGGCTCGCCACCTGCCCAGTATACTTCTTCAACATCAGGCAAGTATTGCTGCAATTCATCCCAAAAGTTTTTGTGCTTTGCAACGTTAACAATAATGCTGCCGTTGTTTTTCAGTATGTTTGCTACTTCGTGTTTGCCGTATAGTTCACCGTGTTCTTGTGCATGTAAACTGCTCAACTCAGGTCCGCATGTTCTACACTTCATATTGCAGATATTGCTGAAACGTATGTCCATGTATGCCATGCGCATTTCGTCAATGCTGCCATCAGCATTTGTTTTTTCTACCAAATCAAAATGCTTATCACCAAACCACTGATTGTGATTTTTGCGCAATGTCCAAATGTAAGTGCTGTCTTCAAGTTCATAGCAACGTCTACAGCAATCCAGTTTTTCGCCTTTTAGCATAGCAAGACGTAGTTCTCGATACTTGTCGCTGTTCCATACTTCTGCAATGGTGTTTTCTTTAACATTGCCAAACGGTTGATCACTGTCTGCAATACAGCAAGGCATAGCTCTACCATCAGGCCAGGCGTGCATGTGTATCCAAGGAAGGATACAGAACGCCTTATTCTTTTTTAATAGATGTTCTTTATCCATTCATTAATCCTGCAAGTTCTGGAAATACTTCAACAAAATTCTCATTGCGAATTTTATCACGTCTACTAGTATTATGTATAAACTCTTTGCCGTGTTCATCCCAAGTATGAGCACTGGTTGCAAAACGCATTGCATTTTCTACATGCTGCACACACCAATATTCGTCTTTGATTTGATTGATTAGTTTTAACAATCCCAGTGTGCCTTTTTCTTTTTCTTCTGGTGGCAAATTTTGCGCACTGTAAAAACTTGGATTCAACAAATGATAAATGCTGATATAATCGTGTTTGCGGAGTAAATCTTGGTCAATCATGTATGTGAAAAAATCACCCAGTGTGACATAATTCAAGTTGCTTAATACACAGTTGAATTGATAATCAATAAAGTCTACATCTCTAATTGTGCGTAGATTGTTTTCAACTGTAAACCATTTTGTGCCGTTGCGTATGTATTCAGCTTTTTCGCCATAATGGTCCAAACTTGCACTGACTTCTACACCTTTGAAATTGCTCCACATATCAAGTATATCATACTTTTTGTATTTAAAGTTGCTCATGTTTGTGTTGTAGCGTAATGTTATATCTTTACAGCTACCATTAGCAATCATTTCTTCAAGTATTGTATAATGTTCATCTGTGATCAGTGGCTCGCCACCTGCAAAGTATGCAAGTTCAATATTAGGTATTTGTTCAAGAACTTGATCCAACAACTTGCCGCTTTCGTCAGCATGTTGCACTACCCTAAATCCAGGAGGTGGAGCATCATGTTCTTTGTGTTCTTGTCCCCATTTGCTTGAAAATTCACTGCCGCAGGTTCTGCATTTGAAATTGCAAATGTTGCTGAAACGTATGTCGTAATAAGCCATTGTAAATTTATCAAGGCTACCGTCTTGGTTTGTAAAAGGCACTAGATCATCGTATTTGTCAGCAAACTTTTCAATGCTGTATTTTCTAAAACTGTATGGTGAACTTTCCTCATGTTTGTAGCAAAATTCACAGGCTTCATTTTTCCTTCCAGCAAGCATATCTAAACGTAATTGTTTCATACGCTCAACATTAAATGCTTGTTCCAGTGTGGTATCTTTTACGTTAGCAAAAGGTTCAACATAGTCGCTGCTACAACAAGGATATACATCTCCTTTTGGCGTCACATTCAAGTGTAGCCAAGGAAACATACAAAAAGTTTTACTGCTTTTTAAATGATCATCCTTAGAATGTTTCATCGGCTTCCTTACATAGTGCAAAGAAATCACTCATTTCAGGAAATGTTTTTTCAAAATCTGTACCACGTCTACGGTCGTGTTCTTTAAAGAAGTTCCAAAAGTCTTTGCGACCTTCTCTAATTTTGTTTACATCGTATCTAGTTGTTTTCATGTAATCAACAACACGTCTAAATTTTTCATATTCCATTTCACTGAAATGTTCTTTGCTGCCTTCTTTAACATTATCTTTAATAAATTGTAAATGGCTTTCCATATAGGGTATATAAATTTCTTTAGGCAAGATATTTATGTCATACTGCAAAGGTTCTTTTAGGTAAGGTGTATCAAAATGTATACGTTGCCAACGTCCGCTGTTTACATCATTATACATACGCCTTTGTTCTAATATTTTTTCAAGCAATGTTTGGAATGTTGTGACACTGAACAAACTAAATGTAATCATGTATGTCACAGGTGCGGTAGTATTACGCATAAAATAATCAAAATTACGTTCAAATACCTGTAAGTCTAACCCGTCACGAATGTACTCAGCACGTTCGTTCCAAGTATCTAAACTTGTAAACAATTTAAAACTTTTTATTTTGTTTTGTGTAAGCAAACTTTTTACGCTGTCTGTAAACTTTTCTAGTTGTTTTTCTTTGCCACCGAAATTACTGTTTACATTTAGCTCAAGATTGGGCTTAGGATCCTTTTCAAGTTCGTCAAACATCCTATACATACTTTTTTGCATAGTAGGTTCGCCGCCTGTAATACGTAAAATGTTTAAGGTTTTACTAACTTCGGGCCACCATTTCCACCAAGCTCGGAGATAAGGATTTGAATCTTCTTCATACACCCGGAACCAGTCAATATCACATCTATGATTTTTACTTTGCGTATATGGTCCATGTTGTCTTATTTCATTGTAAAATCTGCTGCTCGCTTTTGGATGACAATATCCGCAACGGAAATTACATTCGTTGCCAAACGAAATTTCAATATACTCAGGATTAACATTAAAATCCCACTTATTAAATTTTACTTCTTTTAACCTGTCTTCGTTGTAGATGCTACCGCTGCGAATATGTCTGTCACTGATATAATCATCACCCATATTTTCAACATTCCAGCAATACTGACATCCAGCACATTGTTTGCCTTCTAGCATTTCTTTGCGTTCTTGCTTTTTATGTTGTGTGTTATGCAATGCACTAGGATTTGTTAACAACTCGTCAATATCAATTTTATGAGGTGCTGGATGATAACAACTATGTGTTTCACCTGTTTGTAAATAAATTGTTGTATGATACCATTTTGCAAAACAAAAAGTCGGCGAAAAGTGCCGCTTTGTGATATCATTGATATATTTTACTCTGTCTGTTTGGTTCGACATTATCGTCCTTTACGTGGTATCCTTGAAGGATTCATATACACTGTTTTAAAAAAGTTGCTTTGCTGTGCATTTAAACATTCTTCTGCAATAGGCAATTCCAGTTCGTGAATAAGTTTTTCACCTAGTACTTCTGTTTGTTCATCAATGTCGGACATATCTTTATTGTCCCAATAATTGTTTAGCCATTCGAAATCTCGAACATTAACAAAGTCCCAATCTGTACACATTGTTTTATACAAACCTTCTCGTGCTCCGTGGATGGCCCAACGACCATTCTCAACATCTGCGCCAACCATTAACCAAACATACAACCTGTGTAAGTTTTTCCAATGATTTTTTTGAAACGCTTCTACAGTAGGTTTCATACCTCTGTCAAGTGCCATTTTTACACCTTCGCGGAAACCAGCACGCCATGCTTGATGCGGTGTAGCATTATTCATAATTTCACTATGACACTGATTGATTTGTATGTATTCTAAGTCCCAACAAAAATCTACCTGTGCATGTAGATTATCTGGATCTGCATTTTCATGCGTTTTCATGTTAAGAACTTTTTCTTTAGGCCAGCACTTTATTCCGCCATTGCCATACATAAGTCCGTTAATTGTATTTCTAGCACTCCAACTTACAACACAATTTTCAAATGCAACTTCTCTATTCCAGTGTGCATCTTCGTGACTATCTAAATCAAATTCTTTGCCAAGGAAATCTGCATTTACAATATTATCACCGTCAATAGTAATAAATCTATCAGTTTCACTTAGTTCAGCACATGCTTTGTGTGCTGCATCTGAACCTTCTACACCATGTACACGTTTTGCCCAAGGTACTTTAGTACACAAGTCTGCATAATTTTTTTCAGCGTTTGGCTCATCATAACTTAGATATATAATATCATAATCTAAAATTCTAAATTTACTCATTCGGAGACCTCATACGAATACTTCTCAAATCTTTTTATAGTATATACGCTTACAGCTGAAGAGTCAAGTTCTAAATCGGAGGCAAAGTTAACTTCTACTTTACCATTTTTTAAATCATCTATTGCACAATAAATGTATTGGTATAACACATGGGGATCGTGTGCTTTCGTAATACTAAATCCCATATCAGATCTAAAACTTAGTTTGTTTGATAAAAGATTATCTTGGATTGCACGGTCTAATTCAACAGTCCACTTTTTTTCGTTTTTATTATGAGTAATAATAACATCTGGTCTGTTTTTATTATTTGCAGGAACGAGATATATTTGGTCGTTGATATCAAACTGGTATTCGTCTTCTATGTATCTATGAGATAGTATATGTTGTTTTGTGACTGTATCAAATAACACAACATAATTACTAACTACTTCTTTGCCAGTAATTAAATTGTAAACATCTTCAATGTCTACTACTATGTAGTTTCCTAACTCTTTGTAATTGTTTTTGATACTGGTAATATTACCATCTTCATCAAAATAAACATAACGCTTGTTGTTTACTTCTAACATCATATTCCTAATTTATTTTCGTATGTGCTTATAACATGATCATTACAAAAATTATCTTCTGTGTAATGAAATATACCACTTTGTGTATAATTACCTATTGTTAGTTTGCAATCGTTATCAAGATACACACCTAGTTGTTTTTGCCAACTATCTACCCATAATTTATCCCAATTTTGATTATGTAATTTCATATGTGTAAAAGTTGGATAACTAGTTTTTAAAGTAATTTGATCTTCACATTGTAAAACTTTTGCTGCAATCGCACTGCTTACATCCACACTGGGCCATTTTTGGAAATACTTGCCTCCAGCATATTGTCCGTAAAACAGTTCCCAATTGTGCATAATTGTTTCCACCCATTTAAAAAATTCGTGTGCTTGATCTGATTTTTTAAACCAATGAAATCCGGCATATAAATTAGGCAAATGATGATTTCTAAATGCTTTTCTATAGTATGTATTATCTGATATTTCACCTCTATAATTTAAAACATCACTCACATAATATACTTGCTTTGTTTTTAGTAATTCGTACCAATGAGAAATATCAGATAAAACCAGCATATCAGTGTCAATTACTGCTGTTTCATCAAAAGGTGTAGCATGATAAATTTTCCAACGATTTTCAACTTTCCATGTTGAATTCTCTGCTTCATCTTTCCAAGGTATATCTACAATATGATCGTACAAAACTTTATATTTGTCATCAACAACGTCATTGGTAATAAGTGCAATTTTACAATCAGGATTAGTTAATCTTAGACTCATTGCAGCAACATTTGCCTGCTGAACATAATCAACATCGCTATTCTGTGCAAATAATGTAAAATTAAAGCTCATCAATTAACCTATTCAAACTAAATTTATTCATAATATGAACATTACAACCTTCAACTGTTGCAGGAAAATAATCTATACTATCTTTCTTTTGCAGTAAAAATTTTACTTTATCGTTTTTAATGTCTAAGCAAATGTCTTTGTCTAAAGTATAATATTTTTTCCCCGGTAATTGTTTTACAAAATTACCCGACATATGTCCATTCATTATGTGTATTGCAATGCTAAATGCAAAATCATTCCTAAACGTAGTTGCTGTAATTCTATATAAATTTTTGTAATGATACCAATATTCTTTGATGTGTGATACAAGATTAAAAAACAACTCTGTTTGTTTGTTTTTTCTAAAATAGATTACTGTTGCCCAATAAAAATCAATGCCGTTTGCAGATATATGTTTAAATTCACTTACATCTCTCCATCCAGATAATTCAGTGGAATTTTTATACAACATTACATCATTTGATTGTTCAAAACAATACTTCAAACAATCATTACACAAAATATAATCAGTATCCATAATGATAGTTTCATCGTATGGGGATAGTTCGTATGCCCTGTGTCTATCTAAATTTTTCCATTGTAGTTTATACTCTTTGTATACACCATCTCTGTATGTTTTATAATTGTTGTTCTCGCTTGATATTTCTATTACGTTATCAAACTCGTGCTGATAGTTTACTTCTAAATACGAAGCATTATCTGTGACAAGAGATACTGGAATATTTAAATACTGTTTAATTCTTGCAGCACAAAATATTGCTTGCTTTATGTAATCTACTTGTGTGTTATTACATGCAATTAGTAGAGCACCTTTGCTCATGTGTCAAACATACCTTCAACTGATCTATTTGTTTTTAGCTTATCGTATTCTACATAATATTTGTTGCTTGCTCTAAAATATGTATCTGATACGCCTTGTACAAACTCCTGCAAGTTTACATTAACAGGAATATCATTGCTATCAACAATAACTGTATCTTCTTGCCCTGCAGATATCATACTATAGCAAAACGTTATAAGTTCTTTTGTAGAAATAAACGTGCCTCCGCCATAATAATATAATAAATCTTCTTGATACTTTTCTTTCAAGATGCGCTTTTGATTATCAAGTGTAATCATGTAATTACTAAAATCAAGAGCTTTTTTTAATCTTTCATCCATGGTATACCTCCATTGTTAGTATACACAAAAAAAGATGATTTGTCAACTATTACAATACGCCGCCTGAGACATCGCCTAAGTTGTTTGAATTTGAAGTTGATGCATTTGTGACAATTCCACCTTTAGTAATTCCGGTTAGGTCCACTGCTGGTTGAACAACAGAATTATATGTAAAACTACTATCAGGACTATAGCTACTACATGCGCTGTCCAATGTACCATTAACTTCTTCGTCGATAGGTGTTCCAGTACCAGCGCCGCCTAAATCTCCAGTGCCTGTATCACCGTCAAAGAATCTTATACGGAATCTAATACCAGTAGTAGATCCACTTTGTACTTTACCATATATTCTATAGTTGTTGTCAGAATAAGCACCACTTCCAGTTTTATTAAACATTAACTGGTAGGATCCGGTTAGGTTGTCAAAACCTCTACTATAAGTAGTGCCAGATGATGCACTGGTATCATATTTGTCAATATACACTGTTCCCATTGCAGATAAAAGATTTGCCCAGTCTGTGGATTTTGCGCCTGTTCCTCCAGTTAGACTAGCAGTAAAATGCAATCTTCCGCCTGCATTTTCCCAAGCAATTTTTGCAGCAGAGGTTGCCCAATCAACATCAATTACATGATAAAGGGCAGTTTGTCCACTGTTAACACCCCAGTTAGTGGTTCTTTGTGCAGTACCTGTTGATTCTAAACTAAAACTGCTTGCATCATAACTTAAATGACTAGCTGGATAATTTGATACTGCTACACTCAATGCTTCATAATCATTGAATCCCATAAGTGTGCCATTTGATACTGCACTGAATGCACCTGTGCTTTGATTGTAATCTTGAGACGTGTCGGCACCTATTGTTTGTCCTAAAGCAGGAACAGCTAAATTTGTTTCAACTGCACCAGTTTGGTGTACCCAACAAGACTGCAAATCAAGATACAGTTCTTCTAACTGTTCTGCTGCAACTTCGTCTACATCAGCAGCAACATCTGCTGATCTTGATGTTTGCGCCCAACTGGTCACATATAAAGAATCAATGATGTCTCTTCTATTGTTGTAATCAACAGCATTTACTCTATCTCCTACATTTACATTTACCATTTATTCACCTAATGTTTGTGTATTTGCGTATGCAGGACTATCAACTTCAACATAACTACCTGTTGCACGTTGTTGCTCAACAATGCTTCTAAATGTTCCACTTACTGCTTCGTCAATACCAGATGTTCCATCACCTGGATCGTTTGGATCACCATCTCTGTAAATTACTTTAAAACTCAATTGATTTCCTGCAGAGTTAAGTTTGGCTTGGTATGTAATATTATTGTTTTCGTATGTGCCTGCACCCGGCTCATAGTACCATATATTAACATAATCATCACCCGCTGTCAAGTCATATGCACCACGATTATAATCAGTTCCTGAATCAGCAGTTGTATCTGTGTAAGCAAACTTAACAACACCTACAGTTGTGATCATACCTATCCAACTAGTGTATTTTGCTCCAGAACCTCCGCTTAGTGATGCCCTAGTTCTTACTTCTCCGCCGCTATTAAAAAATGCTCTTAGATGATCATTGTTATCAAAACTCACAGTCCATTCATGAATTATAGTTGATACAGTTGGATGACCCCATTGTGTAGTCCTAGTCACAGCAAGTTTTGATTCAGGTGCTGTCATTTGATTGATATTGTATGATAATGCATTTGTTTCAATATCAACTGATGCTGTTTCATATTCTACATATACTGCATCAGTAATATCGTCTTCGCTTTCTACATCTGTTAATACTACAAAGCTATTGTTTTGATGGACATACGCTTTCTGCAAATCAGTCTTTAAATTTTGCATGTGTGTGGCATTAACTACAGTTGGATTGTTATTTACATTAGTAGGCAAGCTGCTACTTGCAACTGTTTGTCCGTATCCAAATGTGGGTCCGTATCTTTCTACATCGCCAACGCCGAGAACTTTATTAGCTCTATCTTGCATTTGGTTATATCGAGCAACGGAAATTATATCGCCAACTGCCATACTAAACTCCTAAAATTATATGCTAGTATTTATACTTTTAGGACACACTCGACTAGTTTGACTGAATCGTTATCGTTCGATTCAAGAGCTACACCTACTAATGCACTAGTGGCAATAGTTTTACAAACGCCGTTATCCCAAGCATATACAGCTTGTCCTTTTTTAACAGGTCCTTCGACTTTTACCGGAACACGACCTTTCAATGCAATGTACTGTCCTTCAGCTTCACTGTTCATCATGATTGCAGGATCAGTTGATACTACACCAATACAAATATCACTTGATTGCGCCGGCCCTACTTCACAGCAATCATCTGCAATTACTGCTACTGCTGTTCCTGGTTCTAGTTCTGTTTCACCAGTTGTATATTTTTCTGCAAGGTCAGCATATCTTGCTTGTGTTGCAGTTCCTCTGAATAGGTTAGCATAAATATCACCGTCGCCGTCTCTAGCTGCAATAGTGTTAGCGTCTGAACCTGTTGATGCAGAACGGTAAATACCAGATACTTCAAGGGTATCTGCTTGTGTTGCAGTTCCATTAAATGTATTTGCATAAATGTTGTTTAATGGATTTGCTGGTAAACCAACTGTTAATCCAGTTACTGCAGGATAAATGGCTTGATTAGTTATGTGCCACACATTTGTATCGTCTGCTTTAGAAATTATAACTTCATTTCTATGTAGTTGTAATCTAGGCGTTTCTAAATCTGCTCCAACTTTTACAGTCAAGTCAGTATCATTACCAACTGTAAATCCGTTGTCTCCAAAATTAACTGTGCTTGATGTAAAATCAATAGTTGCCCCAGTTTGAATAAAATCGCTTGGTGCGTATACCGCAGAACCATCTGTTAATTTAAATGCAGTTTGCGCTGATCCATAATATAAGTTTGTATTTCCTCTACTGTCTGTTCCTGAAATACCAGTTGACCCTACACCTCTTAAATTGTATCCTGCTTTGATTGTGGCAAAATCACTTGCTACCCAATTTGTAATATCAGGCTGACTTGTAGCAGGCACAAAATCAACTTCACTTACTATAGCAACAATATAATCTTCAACGTATGCAGCAGTGACGTTGTGATCTACTGCTCCAAGATCGGCCAAAATAATGTTTTTCATTTCTGTTGTGCTGCCGGCAGTTGCTTGTGGACCAATTAGATTCCACTCATTGTTTGAATTTTTGCCGTATAATTGGTTAGTGGTGCTGTTCCACCATAGATCACCTTCTGCTAACCCTGTTGGTTGTGTAGCACTTACTTCAGCACCTGCTACAGATTTGTATTGAGTACCGTCATATACTCTAATTTTTTCACTTGTTGCATCATACCAAATCTGACCTGTGACTGATTTTGTTGGAGCAACAGTTCCTTGGAAATTTTCTAACAAAAATACAAAGTTTTCGTTTTGTTGTTCTCCATATCCAGCAAAGTTTTTACCAATTAGTTTGAGTTCAGTTGTTGTATCAACTGTGCCGTCTTCAACTGTGACTAATTGTGATCCGTTAAAACTATTAATTATATAAGCCATTTAATCTACCCTATGATGCGTTAGTAGTATTTACCTAAACACTGCTGGTCAAGTCTTCTTGCCAAACCCATGCTCCTGCTACTACTTCAAATCTTTTTAATGTTCTTGTGACTGTTAATGTGACACTATCTGTGACATCGCCAAAACTAAAATCAGCAAGTACTGATTGGTTTTGAACACCAGCACTGTCAACAGCAACAAAACTTTTTGAAACACCGTCTGTTCCGTTGTATGTGTATGAACCTGTATAACTAGTGCAATGTACTCTTGCATTTACACCGTTGTTTTTTCCTGCTGACGGCACTATATCATTTAACAAGTCAGCTAACTGAGAATTTGTTAATCCAGTAGAATCAACACTTACAGCAACATCTAATGCTTTACTAACATCGTCTACATATTGTTTATTAGCAACATCATTAGCTGTTGCAGGAGTTGCAACATTTCTAATTTTTGTTGTACCTGTCATGATAATATCACCATTGATATTAGCATTCAAATCATTACTTACAGTTAAGGTGTTTCCATTAAAATTAATATCGTCAATGTTCAATTCTGATAGTGTGCCAATACTTGTAAGTCCGCTTGCTGTTGTGACACTACTATGAAGTTCATTTATTGTTAAAACATTTGTTCCGTTTATTCTATAACCATAACCATCAGCTACATCAACATTTACGTTCGATGTCCATGCATTTGTTGCGTTTTTCCAAACCCATTCTTTGTCAAGACCAGATGATTTTAAAACAACACCACCATCGTCAACTGTTGCATCATCTCCTAAACTACTATCTTCAGTAATACCAAGTTCTACTTGTTTGTCTTCTACACGTAGTGTTGCTACTTCTAATGCAGTTTGTGTGCCTTCTACAACCATATTGCCTGTGACTCGCAAATCTCCAGTAATATCGAGTGTATAAGAAGGTGTTGCATCAAAAATTCCCACACGATTGTTAGAAGCATCTACTGTAATTGCATCAACTGCTGCGCCACTGTTTGTGACTTGAATTTTAATATTGGCGTCTTCTCTTAATGCACCTAGTACAATGTCTCTGTCTGCTGAAGTTGTATCTGTACTAATACTGAATCTACTTACATCTCCGACTAATGCACCTCTATCATTATTAATATGTAAATGTTGATTAGTAGTTTGATAAGTTGCAATTGGCAAAGACGGGCTTACTTGTAAAAAGCTACTCGGAGCAAAAACATCAGAACCCGAAATCAAGTTTTCTGAATTTGTGGCAGTGCCATTCCATTTAAAATTGCTGTAAGTAGGATTGATGTTAACACCCTGTTTAAATGTATAAGGCGATGTAAATCCATTAAGAAGTGCCACATTGGAATCAATAGTTGCTGCTGTAAAATCTTCTGCACAAACAAGAGCTACGGTTCTATTTCCAACACTCCATCTACCTACAGTTTTTGTAATTCCAAAGCTATCTATAAGACTAATTGCATCATATTCTGTTTTTGCTTGCGTTCTAGTATAACTAGGGCCAACTAGATACTCTGCTGCACCGTCACTAAAATAAAGTTGTTTATTAGTAGCGTCAATCCATAAATCACCAGCAACCAAGGTTGGTTTAATTGCACTGTAAGTTGTTGTATCAGTGCCTCTAAACTGTTCGCCGTCCCAAACTTTTAGTCTGCCTTCGCTTGTATCATACCAAATTTGTCCTCTTAAAGGATTTGCAGGAGCACTTGTAGCAGCAAAGTTTTCAATGATTTTTACAAAGTTTTCATTGAATGCTTCTCCATAGCCAGTGTAATTTCTGCCAACAAGTGTGACATCAGTTGATGTAGTATCTATAGCACCGTCAATTAAATCTACTAATAGAGTTCCATCGGTTTTATTAATTTTATAGCTCATTAAGACCCTCCTGTGTAGATAATAAACTCAACTGTTGTATACGGACTGGTATGATAATAAGGATTACTTTGTATGTCATTCATTGATCCTGTTCTATCAATTCCTGTGCCTGTTGTCGTTCCTGAAATATTTTGAGAACTTGCACCAGTATCTGTGCCACCTGTGACATTTGTGACTCCATAATATTGTTCGCCGTTGTCGCCTTGCATACTGTGCGTGTGATCTGGTAATTGTTCTTGGGTAAGAATATGAGATTCAGAGCCGCCAGTTAAACCAACTGTATTAGCTGCTGTGTCGTTTAACACTCTGTTTCCGCTTGTTGCTGCACCCAAGTGTCCAAGTAAAAATCTTCCTCTAAAATCAGGTAGCACAAAAAAGTCTGGTGTACTAGGTGTTCCATATCGATCGCCTATAATAGCATATAACGGCTCATAATCGCCGCCTCGTGCAAGTTCTTGTCCGTGACATAACTCCCACCCAGTTGGTGCAACAGTTCCTGCGTATGGCATTATCATTGCAATTTGAAATACTGGTATTGTACTAACAATTTGTGCCTGCGTCATTTTACGCAAACCTTCTGAGTTATAAACTAGGAATTCATCTGTTCCTGCTGTTGATACCGACACTGGAGTTTGATTTGTAAGAAAATTTGCATCAATATTCAATGTCCATTCTTTAGTTGTGCCGCCAACTTGACCGTCAAATGTGACACTACCTGTTGCAGTCACATCACCTGCGCTATTGAATTGGAAAGTTGTAGGACTAGCAAGTTTACCTGCTGTTTGCGCACTACCGCTTACATTACCTGTGACATTTCCTTCTAAATTTCCGTGGAAAGTATTTGAATATACATGAGCATATTTTAAATTAGGTGTACCAATACTATTTGCTAAAGTTGTATAAGGTTGTATATTTTCAGCATAAATTGAGCTTGTATTATTTGTATCGTTTTGGTTAAAATAAGCATCACCGCCAACATTGATATCTTTTGCAATACCAATTCCACCAGCTGTGTTAATTGCACCATCTGTTGTATTAGTACTGTTCAAGGTACTTGTAGAAATTATTTTTGATGCTTTTATATTTCCAGTGACATCTAATGCTTCTTCTGGTGAAGTATTCAAAATACCATGTTTTCCATCAGATGCAATATACAAAGAGGTTTGATTTGCTCCACTGTTATTTGTGTTAAAATTAATTGATCCGTCTGTGGCTTTATTTCTAATAGTCACTGACGATCCTGTGACACTTGCTGTTAAGATTCCATTTTCACCAATAGTAAGTCCTGCATTGCTTGCAATCCTTTGTTCTTTTGTAAATCTATTTGTCACATCCTTTGTTGCAACATCTCCGTAGACAATGCTGTTATTTCCCCTTGCATCTACTAACGCTTCTGCTTTTTCACTGGTTCCATAATATTTTGCTTTTGCTCCAGAAAATATAGCTTCTGTTGGAATATTAACACCAGGTTTCATTACATAACCTGTAGGAAATCCAGTGACTTTAACTTTTGGTGTAAATTCAACATAGCTGTAAACTGCAATAATATTATTGTTTACATAATTAATTAATACTGTGTGATTTGCATCAGTGCCAAGTAGTGTGCTTGTGCCAACAAGTGTTTCTATTTTTGCGCCTGTAGCAGTAGACTCACTGTAGTCTGGTCCAATTAAAACCCAACCACTTCCACTATAGATATATGCTTGTAAATTTGCTGTATCTACCCAAATATCTCCAAGTATACTTGCACTTGCTTCTGGCTGCGAAGCTGCTTTTTTAATACCGCCTGCTGCTACCCATGCCGCACCATCGTATACTTTTAATTGATCTACACCTGTAGTTGTATCGTACCAAAGTTGTCCTTCTACTGGACTACTAGGTGCAGTAGTATTTGCAAAATTTTCTAAAATATGCAAAAAGTTTTCGTTGATATAAGCACCATAACCAGACAGATTCTGTCCTACTAATTTTAAACTTGTATCTGTAGAATTTAGTCCATTTTCTTCAACTGTAAGAGAACCTTTGTTAATTAAATCTGTAAAGTTTATGGTATAGTCTGCCATGATTACCCCTCAATTCCACTTAAACTTTGAATCCTCACAGTATAGTCTACCTGTATCAAACGATTCAAACTTTTTTGTACTGGATGGAAAATAACATGTGTGATTAATCTTCCAGTTCCGCTTGCACTATAACTACGTAAACCTAATTCATCAAATACATATAAACTGTCATTACTACCGGCAGTATCAAATGCATCTTGTCCTGATGGTTCTCCATAATCTAACAAGCATCTAACCAATATATCAGTATAATTTGTGCCACTAACATGTCTAATTTCAGTTTTATTTCTTGCTGGATCAGTGTTGTTAACACTGCGTTCATCTACTACTTTTGTAAATGTTTGATTATATAAACTGCTGTTTGTGCCTGTGCTATTTGGTGTTAAGTATGTCACAATACCTGTTGGATCAACACTGGTTCCGCCATTGCCAAAACTCATTTCATAAACAAAGCCTTCGCCTTGGTTAGCAAGACTTTCTGCTAGTGCAATACTCATATTTTCATAGTGAATCGCATTGCGTTTATTCACATAAATTTCGCCGCTATCGGGGTCAGAAATTTTAATGTGTCCTTCAACATGTATTCCATTTAGATCATTAAACTGTGTCATCTTTTTTACCTTATACTGTATTTATTTAGGTAGCTCAATTGTTGCTCCGCGAATAAATTTTGCTATTGGTGAAGAGCTGGTTCTAAGGGTTTCGTTTGGTTGAATCCATCTTTTTCCGGTTCTTTTCACTACTCTTATTTCTGTGTTTACAGCAGGAGTTGTTGTAAAGTTTATACGCTTTTCTCCTGATACATCTACTACTGTAAACTCTTGTGCTCTAACTTGATCACCTTCTGTACTGTCTTGTGCTATTGTGTTATTGTAAACATCAACATCAACTTTACTTAACTTTCTGCCACCAACAAACACTTCAATTTCGTTTATGTTATCAAATGTAAATCCAAGATCTACAATTTGACTTGACCCATCTGCAAAATCTCTATATACATCGTATGTGTCTTGGTAATCAATTGTTTCTCCTGGTCCTTGACCAAATGCTCTATCGCCTGCTTTGTGCAAACTCTTAACACCTGTGCCTAAGGTTCCTCTACGCAACTGAGACAATGTGTTTCCTTGGATTGCAAAGTATTCAATGCGTTCACCATCAATCCAAAGTATACCTGGTATATTTTTTGTTGTACTTGGTTGCTGTATGCCTGTTGTATCATCAAGCACAAGAGTATTGTCATATGGTTGTAGGTCTGCTGCTAAAACATAACTGTTTTCTTGACTTAGACGCTTATAGTGTGTTCTGCCAAGCATATCTCTAAATATTCTATAACCAAAACGTTTACCTGATACTGCATTAGCCCAGTGTAAAACTTGTATTTTGTCATTAGCAGCAGGAATTTCATTTAGTCTTACTGCATCAAGTTCTTCCATTACTTCGTAGTCAATTAAAGGACGTAGTAATTTTTTATTTTTTACCACCCACACATATTGAGCTCCAGCTGCTTGACTATCAAGTTCAATAATACCACTTGTAAGCAAATTACGTCTTGTATATTCAGGAGTAAACTCATTAACAACTGTATCAGTGAGAACATCATAACTGTATCTTCTAAACTTGTTGACATCGTGATTACTAAAGTGCATTACTCTGTAAGTTGTAAATATACCGTTGTATTTTTCTGGATCAATACTGATACTATCACTATCTACAAATTCTAAGTTTGCAATTTTCATTTGTGTAGAATCGTTTGTGACCCAGAAATCTTCATCAGCAACAAATTCATCTCTAATTTGTCTGGCCATACCTTGCACTACAACTACATTATTTGATACCGATTTAACAACTGGATTAAAAATAGTTGAAGTTGCTGTGCTTACTAATTTTAGAGGTTGTCCAACTGTGACCAAAGATTCCATGTTTATAGTGGTACTACCGTCTAACTCTGTAAATTCTATTTGTGTATCAATAAAGTAATAATCAGCATTATTAATAACATAGATATCTAGTTTTGTTCCTGCTGGAGCAACTGTGTTTGACAAAATAGTAATTCTAGCACTTGTTTGATCCCAAGACCAAAACTGTCTATCAACTCTAACATCGTCAGCATAAACCAAAATATCTCTGCTGTTAATCTGTGTTAGGTCTGCAAATGCCCAACTATCTAAATCATATACTCTATCAGACGTTGTAGTATATCTTATACTATAACCCGGATCTAGTATTTCATCATCACCAAACACAATTAAGTTATGACCTAAAGGTTTAACATTGATAGGTGTTGGAGTATCTATAAAGTTCCAATAATTTCCTAGTGTTTGATTCCACGATATATCTTGATATATTTGACTATAACTTACAAGATTTGTATCATATACAGCATATTGTATTATATTGTCTTCGTCGAGTCTAATACTACCTCCTGGAAATTCTATGGCAATTTTGTTTGCTGCTTCTGTGGTACTATCGCTTATATTCAAGAAGTAATCAGTGCCTTCGATTGCAATTCGACCATTAAGAACAACAATTGCACTAGCATCACTGCTAAAATCTGCGGCTGTCACAAATCTCCAATTTTCTTCTTGTGGTTGATTTGCAAAATCATATGAATTAAGTTGTATTGTTTTAGCATCAATTAAATTGTTGCCATTAGAACCAAATGTCATTACAGTCACACTATCACCTGCATCAATGTTTTGATCGCTATCAATAAACACTACATTTAAATCAAAGTCTGTTGAAAATAAATCTTCTCTTAGAACTTTTTGATTAACCATTACAACAACATTTGTTTCTCCAAATGGTTTTTCAGGAAACTCAAATTCATTTGTTGAACCATCATAGACATAATTAGCAACAGCAATATTTGCTTGTCCATTATTAGGCCTTGTGTAAACTTGTAAGTCTAGTGTGTCTGTGACTGTTCCAGGCACAAGTTCTTCGGGTCCTTTACTGTTTGTTTCAATAAAGAATCCGTCACCATCTACAACAATTTCTCCACTTGGTATACCAGTAGCAGTAGTCTTGTCAAGTGCGCCACCTGATAAACTTGTATCAAAGTTTGTGCTTACTGGAGCTAAAGATCCGTCGC